GGATACTCGGTCACGGTCTCCCAGTGCCACTGTTCCTCCACGCCCTCTACGGCGGGGTGGGTGATCTCTTCGGTGCTGGCGGTCAGGTAGCCAAGGGTCAGGTCGGGGTTTTCCACGACCGCGCCGGTCTCGTCAATGATCTTCATCGCTCAAAACCTCCTTTCTCAGTCCACGCGCCGCCAGATGTGCACATAGTAGGCGGCAGGCTGCACGGTGCTGCTGCGTCCGTAGATAGGATTCGAGTGAGAAGCATCGAAAGAAATATCATATGCCGACCCTTCATATCCAGCAAATCCACAATAAGGAGAGCTAACCTCTGTAACTGCAAAAGCACCTATTGACAATATGGCGTTTTTATTACCGCGAAATGGTGATGTTTTACCGTTATTTGAGGTTTCGATTAAGCTGCCTGTGATGTTCGGCAGTCCGGCCTCCACGGTGCTGCCTGCTGCGTGGCCGCTGCCAGCACCCATCAGCACGCGGTTAAACGCAATCTCCTGCCATGTACCGCCAAACAGTGCGGCGGGGCTAGTAGTGCTGACTGTTTGAAAAATACTGCCAACGGGGTAGGCCGCCAAAGCACTGTCCGCAGAAAGTGTTCCGTCCGCATCGACCGTCAGACCGCTGCCCACCTTCACGCCGCCCAGCGTGGTGGCGGTGGCAACGGGAAACTTTATGTTTTTCAGCGCATTGCCAACAGCCTTTGCGTCAGCCGGAGCGCCCTCAACAGATAGCGTCTTGTCGGTCTTTACGATGGCCGCAGCCCTATCCGCTTCAGCTTTGGCAGAAGCGGCGGAGTTTCCCGCGCTCTTTGCGTCTGCGGACGCTGACTGTGCACTTCGGGCTGCGCTGATGAAGGCAGAATTTGCGCTAGATGCAGCCGAAACGGCTTCTTCTTTTGCGTTAATTGCGCCCGCAACGGTACTCAGCTCGTTTAAGGTGGATGCATTGATTGGCGTTCCTTCTTTTGTTGGCTCGTCATTTCGGATAAGAGTGACAATTTCGGATGTTCCATCCGATTTTACCATTGTCCACCGACCCGGATATTTCGCCACACGGTCTTCAAAAACCATATTGTCCATCTCCTGTCATGTATTCGCCGGAAAACGTAACGTATGTTTTAGCAAACGTTTCAATGTCGAACAAAATTTGCTCGATTTGATTCATCCTTGAAAAATCGAGTTTATTCATGCTTTCTGGCGTATCTGCAATAGCAGATGGGCCAGAGCATTTAGCACGAATGGAGTTGATGTTGGAAAGCCAACGTGTTGCATCGGAGACTTTCATATATCCATCGACTGTCCAATCAGTCCGAACAGAAACAGACGCGCCAACAATGGAGCCAAGCTCTTGAATGCCGGATTCTATGCGGTTAAAATCCGTATAGCTTAAAGCGCCCTTCATTCCGGCAAGCCATTCCGATTGTTCGGCTTTTGTCCACGTGCCTGTTCTTGCCTTTGCGGTAATTTCTTTCACGCGGTCAACATCTGATTGCGTGCGGTCTGTAATCCAACGAGCCATAAATTATTCTTCCTCAACTCTGTTTTGATACCCAATAGGCAAATTACTCGGAACGGTAAACATGTAATGATAGCACTTACGGCCCTCGTTGCCAGAACCGATACAATCATAAAAAAATAATTCTTCTTTGTCACTAGAATTGCCAAGATGTGCTTTGTCCCAATACCCTGAAACAACAATAGAACGATAATAGATATCCCCAACAGAAGGATTCATGCCAAAATATTCAAGATGTGTAACGGGAGTTCTCGTCCACTGCTGATACGGGCTGTAATCGTCTCCGAGGGTAAAAAAAGGATTTCTCAAAAGTTCTTTTGCTGTAGGGAGCGGGCTTCCTTCTACGTTGCATCCATAACCCCAAATTTCGTTAATAGAACTACTGTTATCTGGAAATCCGTAGTATATTTCTTTTGCGGAAGGTAAAAATATACTGCGAGATAAAGTAGACACAGCAGAAGGCACGTACTCGTTAGAATTATTTTTTTTGAACGCGGGGGTATAATAAAAAGTAGTTTTGCCGATTTTTTTCTGCATAAAATCAGAAAAAGAATTCTTTACGTTTCCGTTTAATAAGGCATCAATACTACTGGTCGAATACTCTGCGGGAGTTGTCATTTTACTATCCCACGCAATGTTTTCTGTTTTCGCGTCTTTAAGAGCAAGAAGCGTTCTCCCTTTGCCATTTAATTCCGGTTCGTAATTATGTTTTGAGACAAGAAAAGCGGTATAAACGCCAGCGACGGAGATGTATACAGTATCGCCTTCTTTGAGGTTGGAAATCTCATCCGCAATCGCAGTAGCGTTGCAAGAAGCAGAAAGACTTGCGACTGTAGCTGTGATCGTTGCCTTTCCGCTGTGTAAATACGTGACGTTGCAGACAGATACGCCGCGTTCATTCTTGATGACATTCAACTCAACGATACCAACGGGAGACGCATTCCAAACAATAACAGGGGAATCGGCAGATGCAGGGGTAAGCGTTGCAGTGAGCGTGATCGTGTCGGAAGGATGCAAGTAAATCTCAGAAGCATTGATTTGTAACGAATCAACATCTTCAATCATATACCCGGTAACGGAACCCTTGAAGCTGCCATTAAACGTGTAAGAAACATCCGTAATCAACAAGTTAGAAGAATATCCAAACTGATGATTGAGCTTGACAAAATCAAGAGCATCGTTGTGTGGGCTGGCACGATAAGACAGGGTGGCTTTTCGACGGTTAGAAAGCACTTTATAGCTTTCAGTTAGAACATTTTTTGGCTGAGAGACGATGGAAGAAGAGATAAGCGCATTGTTTACACTTTGCGTAACGCCATCGCCAGTAGCACCGTTCGGATACAATGACGAAGCTCCATTTAAAGAGTAAGAGATGTTTTTTAACTTATTAGAAAAAGTGATTTCCGGATACTGATAATCATTGATTTCAGTGATTTCATAAATGTCGGACTTGTTTTCAGGAAGGTACGGAACCCGGTCAATCCGAATCTCACCGTTTCTTGTCTGATACAAAGCCATACCGGCTGCGTTAGCAGAAAGCTGTAGAACATCAGCGTTTTTATACGAAGAATTTTCGTTGCTAAAATCAGTTGTATAGTCCTTCAAAGATTCGTTGATGTAATAGCTGATACCGGAAACATCAAGAAGTTCCAAAGCGTCATAACACATTTCGTATAAAGTTCCGCTTTTCCTTCCGGTGTATAGCGAATCGATTAAAAACGCCAAAGCATCGCGAGCTTCAAAGGAAGCGGTAATTCCATTAGAAGGAATGCTCCAACTAGAAAGGTAAAACTTTCCTCCGTTAATCCATTCAGTCTGTCCGTCCAAGTCCATGCCATACTTTACAAAAACAGCTTGGCGTTCATACAGATACTTGTAGAGACCGTCTGGGTTGATAGGATTCCATTTTTGATCGCTGTTATCAACGGAAAAAGAAATTGAATCCTTGGAAAGTTGACCGGAAATTGGGTCTCGCTTTGATTTATGGGAATACGACAGAAGGTCTGTTTTGCTAAATTTCACACGTTGTCCAAATTCCACTTGCGAGATACGAGCTCTTCGGTTTGGAATACACCATTCAAGAATTTCAATAATAACCAAATCATAATTGGAAATCTCAAATTCAATTGAAGTTTCGGTGGAATCGTTGTTGTCAATTTGCTTTTCCAAAAGAAGAGCGGTTCCTTTGTAAGCGGAAACTTTAAATGATTTTGCCCACTCATTTAAAATTTCAGACCAAACGATTGTCAGGCCCGGTATTTTTTCTTCGTGGATTTTACTAAAAGAAAATGTGATGGTTGGATGATTGGAGCTTGATACGCATTTACCGCTTACATAGCCGCATTCTTGATACGGTTCAGAATCCGGGACAATGTCAAGGCTTCCGTCCAAAACCCAAAAATTAGTTTCACCGGTTGCATAATTTTCAGAAACGGAAATGTCCAGATCAGTGATGGATGCCGCATTACTAAACACGGTTTGCGAACCTGAACTTGCAATAGCGTCCGTTTGCGCTGCATCATCAGCTGCATGATAAGTAATCTGAATAAAAGTTTCGGGTACAAGCGTATTATTATATTGTGAAAGCCACTTATCGGACGGCTTTACAGACATATAAAATCACCACCTTTAGACCTCAACCAGGCTCAAAGAACAATCCGTCCAGCCCATCACATTTCCGGTGTTTGGGCCCCTTCGCCACATTCCGGCTGTTCGATCGGAAACATACATCTGACGTGTGGAATAAGAAGCTGTTGCTTGATTGTAAAATCGTACCGTGCAATAAAAGTTTGTAGTGAATGGGCCGATGACGGAAGCCCATTGTTTTGCGGTAAGGTAATTCCACTTGAGAGCCACTTTTGCAACATCGTGTCGAACCACAGAGCCAACAACCTTGCCTTGCACGTTTCTGCCAGAATTAACGATGGTTGAAGTCGTTGCGCTATAAGAGGAAGGCTCTGGCAAATCTACGCCGTTCACTGACACAAGAGCTTGCATAATTCACCGTCCCTTCCTTAATAGCTATACACTTCCGTACCCATGATTTGCACGCCACGGTCAGCCTGCTGCTTTTCGACCGAAGCAGTAATCTGCTTTCCGTCAATGAACAGTCTGACTTCCTTGCCACCGGTAATTTCATCACCATAGCGCTGGAAAATATCAAGAAACGCATTATAGCAGCCGTTATAAACCGCGCCTTGCAGATCGGAAGAGCTTGTTGACCCGGATGATGTATTGCTGTAGTATCCATTTGCAGAAGTGGTGGAACCTGTAGAAGCATCGTATTCAGGGGTCCCGACGTAAGAAGAATTGTCAGTTGAATATTTTCCACCAAGATTGCTCACAATGCCAACAATTGCAGCGCCTAAGGCAATTGCAGCTGCGCCCACAATAAGTGCTACAGGAATGCCGAAAACTGTAGACGAAAGCGCGCCAGCAATAGAAGTAAGAAGGCCAACAAACGCAGAACCAACAGTTCCAATCAAGCTACCCATTGCGGCAAAAATTTCAGGGAAAGAGCTTACAAGGCCACCGAAAAGGCCTTGACTGATTGCAGTGCCAGTAGTGGCTAAAGGCGCCTTCAATGCGCTAATTGATGCAGAAATCGTAGTTCCAAGATTGGAAACGCTCTTTACGATTTTTCCAAAATTGCTTGTGATGCCGCTCCAAATGACCTTGCCAACTTTTAACGCTTCGTTAAACAGGGTTTTAGATGCGTCCTTTAAAACGCCGGAAATATTGGAAATAAAGCTTTGTGCGTATGCTTTTACCTGATTTCGGTTCTCCTCTCCCATCGCCTGCCAGATAATAGCAGCAGTAGTCGTACCAATCGTTTTTAGGTCGCCGTTTTGCACAGCATTCCAAAGATTTTGTACCGTGCCGAAGAAGTCATTCTGCAAGCCGGAATCAAGTTCCTGCCACTTACTGTCCAGACCGTTGAAGAAACCATCAACAAAATTCGTTGCGGTGGTCGTGCCATAGTCAATCATCTCGTTGCCCTTCTGCTGAACAACGTTTGCCAGATTAGTCATAGCCTGTTCAACGTAAGGAAGTGCTGCAGTGATACCGTTTGCAAGGCCTTGGTCGATGTAGATACCAAACTGTTCAAAAACCTTGGAAGGAGAATTGATATCAGTATCAGTTGTAAACTTGTCAATGATGGCTTTTGCAAGTCCACCAACAGTTTTCTTTGCGTTCTCAATTCCTTTGTTGATACCATCAATCAAGCCCTGAACGATGTTTTTGCCATAGTCCAAAAATTTTGCAGGGAGATTTTTAATTGTATCAACCAAACTGTTCCAAGCCTTGTCCCAGTTTTCTTTGAATCCGGCCCACTTCTGGTTCCACCACTCGCCAACACCAGCAAACCACTGCTTTAAGCCTGCGCTTGCTTGGTTAAGCGCCTGAATTGGATGCTGAACAAATCCGGGCAAGCTGTCCCATGCAGTCTGAAAATTAGCGCTGAACCCTTGCCACTTTTCATTCCACCACTCGCCAACGCCGACAAACCAGTTTTTTAAGCTCTCGCTTGCCTTGTCGAGAGATTCTGTAATTTTGTCCCAGTTTTGATAAATCGCAATTCCGACATCGGTCAGACCACCAACAATCAAACCAATCAGCGTACCGATGCCTGTACCAATCGGGCCACCAAGAGAACCGATAATTGCACCAATGCCTGCGCCAGCCATTGTCGAGCCAAGCGGAATCAAAATTCCGTTTAACGTGTTTAAGCCATTCTTGACAGCATCGTAAACGCCCGTTACAAACATAGGTATGCCGGTTACTACTCCGCCAACTGCTGCTCCAATAATCGCGCCAGCAGTAGAGCCACCAGCCGCTTTAATGGCCGCTCCAACAGCAGTATTGCCAAAGCCGGTCACGATAAACTGAGCAATTCCTTTACCGAGAATGGCTGCGCCTGTAGTTCCAATCAAAGCACCAAGAACAATTTCGGCGAAATTTTTCCCATTTACGCCATTTTCAATCGCGTCTTTAATGCCTGTAATTTCAAGAACGACACCTACTGTAAAAACGCCAAGACCCAAAACAATGGATTTCAATGCGTTCATTTTGGAAATAGCATCCACAATATCCGTAATAAGATTTGTGAGCTTCCAAGCAGCAAGGGCGGTTGCTACAGTCGCTATAAGAGGAAGCATAGCCTTGATTTTCTGCTTGATAGCATCAATCTGCTTTGCAAACTCTTCGTTGTACTGCTTGAACATATCGTAGCCGGACAGGTCTACATCGCCCAAGATGTTGCCGGCAGATGCACCGCCGCCAGAGCCGGAGCTTCCTTGTGTTGGGTCAATGATGTTCAGTTCATCAAAACCCATCGTGTAGTCCTTGAGAGCTTTGGCGGCTTTCTTTGTCGAATCGGTTGTGTCATCCATTGCGTCACCGATGCCACCAACGCTGTCAGCGCTTTTAGTGAAATCAGTAAACACGACCTTCACACCCATCAGCTTTGCAACCCACTGGACAAATTCTCGGATAAGTTGGACGGCCGCAATCAGCGGGGGAAGAATGGATTTCATGGCAGGGTAGAGCAGAGAGCCAACAGACTTCGCCAACATATCCAACTGCGCTTTCAGAATCTTAATCCGGTTCGCAGGGCTTTGGATGGTCTGTGCAAGGTTGCCCTGCACATTGGCAGTCTGCTTCATAATGGCAATGTAACGCAGAACCGCCTTATCCGCCTGAGACAGACTAGAAACCTGCTTGTTAAAGCCCAAGGCTAGAAGCTCCTGCTGCAACCGTGCCTGAGACAGGTCAACGCCCAAACGGCGAATAGGCTCAATCTCGCCAGAGATTGCGGAGGACATTGCGGTAAAGGTCTCTGCAACGTTTTTGTTCCAATAGGAACCTTCGTCATAGGCAAGCTGGGTCAGATTCTTGGACAGAATATATGCTTTGTCGCTGGTCAGACCAAACGAAGTACCCAAGCTCTGGATGGTAGCCATGTAAGTCATCGCTTTGGTCGGGTCAACGCCAAGCAAACCCTGCATCTTGCTAATGAGCGTATCGGCTTCACCGCTCAAATTGCCCATAGCGTTATGAAACAGGTCTGTTGCTTCGTAAAAGTCATTGAACTTCGCAACAGCGTTGCCAAGATACTCAGCGATGGCTTTCAGCGAGACCAGCTTTGCCATGTTCCGCATAAAGCCGTTCAGCTGGTTGGAAAGGCTCAAATAACTTTTTGCAGATTTACTGTTTGCTTTTGTAGCACCGTCAGTTGCCGCAATAACCTTTTGAATATTGGAGGGTAACTTCGCAAACGAATTTCCCACTGTTTCGATTTTAGAAGCGAGCGGGTCAAGGGCATCTGTGATTTTCTTGCAAGAAATGGCAAAATCATCCAGTGTCTTTGAATCCAGTTTGCTACTAAAATCTGGAATTTTCGCAATTGAATTAAGCGCACTGCTTACGCTTCTGAGACTAGACGCATCAACTTTGGAAAGCGGGGACAAACCATTTTGTAGTCCGTTCATTTTGCTTTTCAGTCCTGAAAGGTCAAGGCCTTTCAAATCGACCGAAGAAATCCTAGTTAATGCACTGGCAACTGAACGGATACCCTTCGCGCTTTCAGACAGGTTTGCTTTGGAAATCCTGTCCATAAAATCGTTGATTCTACTAAGCCCATCCATACCAGACGAAGCGGACTTCAACGCAGATATAGATTTTGCTAAAGTATCAAGGCTAGAACATACCTTACCAACGTTGCCCTTTGTCCGTAACTTAGAAATGGCGGTAGCGAGCTTGTCGATATTAAGCTCTGCACCCTGCGATTCCGCAGAAATCTCTACGGATAAGCTCGTAATATCAACATCAGCCATCACTACCACCATCACTTTCCATCATAGAGAGCATCATTCTCTTGATTCGCTCCTGCGCCTCAACTGCGCGTTGGTATTCATACTCGTCTTTCTCCTTTTGGGTAAGGGGAATCGGTCTGTCCATGTATTTGATGGGCTTAGACCCTTTCTTTCGGAACATATTGCCAACCGTAGAGGAAAGCGCAGATGCCATGTAAAAGCCATTTCTCCACGCTTCTGCGTTGGCTCTGCTTTCCCGCAGTTCCTCTGCATCGCGGTAGACCTTTGCCAGCCAGACATCGCCGTACCAGAACTGGTCATAGGTCATGCCGATGGAGATGTAATAGGCTTCTACATCGTGGAACAGCTTAGAGAAAGAGAATGGCTCTCCCTCTTCGTCTGCTTCCTGAGATTGTGCAGTTACACAATCTCCCACGTTGCGTTTTTTGCGGTCTTGTCCTCAGTGTCAGTTGCCAGCAGGGACTTGGAAGCATCCACGAACATCTCAAGCAGAACGCCCATAAGGTCTTCCTTATCCTCAATGTGCTGGAACATCTCATCAACGACCTTGCGCTTGATGCCCTTGTTCCGTGCAATGAAAGCACCGTAGAACAGGGCACGGGAGTTGGACAGCAGATTGGTCATCTGAGTGTACTGGCCAATCTGAAAACCTGCACGTTCGGTAACTTCCACGCTGTCACGGGTGAAAGTCAGTTCATAAGTGTTCTTGCCATCGGGGGAATGAAAGTTAATAACCTTAGCAGCCATAATAAATGCTCTCCTTTATAAATAGGAGCAGAACCAAATCCGTTGTTCAGTTCTGCCCGGTTTGATTGATTCGATTTTTGCGGTTTAGCCGCCATTGACAGTCAGGGTCTCGCTGAACTCGGGCTTCTTGGTGAAGATGCAGTTGATGGTCATTTCCACAACCTCGTCCACGCCAAAGCCAGACAGACCAACCTGATGCATACCCTGCCAAGTGAAGCCGGAGCCGTCCTGCATTTTCAGGGCGTAGTACTTTACGGCGTTGCTCTCGGAAGTCTCATCATAGCCAGCCTCCTTGACCTTCTTGTAGTCAGTCTTGTTGTAGTTGGCAGTAAAGGACTTGGTGTCACTCTGGATAATGCCAAAGATGTTGACCTGCATGGGGTCGGACAGGGTGGTGGCATCCAGAAGGTTTGGCTCAGAGATCAGGTCGGGCACATCCTTGATGTCGCACAGCTTCGTCAGAGCGGTTGCGCTGTCGCCACAATACAGGGTGGTATTCAGACCGGAGATAGCAGTACTCATAGAATGTTTACCTCCTTAGTTTCGGTAAATCATTCCGTCCTCTCCGATTGTTGCCCCATAGCTGCAATCAATCCGATAGACGGAATTGTTGTACAGCCCATTCAACGGGGCAAACGATTTGCGATAAAATTTAAGCGGTTCAAGAACAGAATCCACGATTCCAACGATGGAACGTGCTTCTGCAATGCGTCCGCTTGTTTTGTTGGAGTAGACCCGCACACGCAGGGAAACAGCGGCATACTTGCTGTGCCCGGCAGAATCAATGTGTACAGGTAGATTGCTGTTTTCCTCTATTTGCACACACGGAAACTTCTTGACATTGCTGTCATTGATTTCACCAGTGACGAAGATGCCGGGCACTTGCGTTCGCAGCTCCTTAGCAACAGCCGTGAAGATAGAATTGAAATAATCGATCAACTATTCCAAACCTCCCTCCACGTTGCTTCGACCTGAGAAGCCATTTCCTCAACAGCTCCCCACATAGCCATAGCTGGCTCGTTACCATCGGTGTAATTCAACTGGCCTTTGCCATCCACCTGTTTGACAGGCGTACCGGCATTGCCGGATTCTCCGTAGTAGTACCATCTGCGGTTTGCGCCTTGCCCTTTGCCGTAGGAACCATGTGCACCAACGCCGGGCGGTAATTCGCCGCCATATCCGTTGTGATGTGCGCCGGTGCCAAATTCAATAAAAGCAACCGCCTTGCCCTCTGCAACGATGGTACAAGTCTTGTCTTTTTGGTTGATATGGCACTTCACGTCATTGGAGCCAGCGTATTCCGCATTAGCGAAACGCACCTTTGCGACTTCAAGCCCCAACCAAGAAAGACGAAAAGCAAACGCTCTAGCCTTTTTGTTCAGGGTGGCCTTGTACTCCTGTATCTGACGTTCCGCATCACGAAGTCCGGCATCGCTCAACCTCACTTTAATTTTCACTTGCAGCCACCTCTTTCAGCGCATACAGCGTGTCCGTAATATGCTCTGCGACTTTGACCACAATGTAATTGAAGGGTTTTGAAACGTCCGTCTGGAACCAGACGCGCGTACCTTCATAAAGCGGTGTGTTGCGCTTTTTGCTGGACGAACTTACAACGTAGCTATAATCCGTGAACGCTCCAAAAGGGTTTGCTTCCGCAGAACCAATAGGAGGGCTGACGTTCAACATCAGTTTTGTGGGGGCACTCCACGATTCGTATGTGGATTCGCCAGTCTCGTTTCCCCACTCGTCCACAACAGGCGTTTTTTTGCCGACCGGGTTTGAATACCACAGTGGGCGTTTATCCAGTGGGCTTCCATTGAACATCAGGCAATAACACCTACTCTCGGAACCACTTCATTCAACAGGGACTGCGCCACGTCGGAGCTTTCCCAAACACGAGTAATACCGTTGTTGGTATAGCTCGTCTGTCCGTTTGCGCCGATGTGGTTGTACAGTTCCGCCGCAATGCGTATCTGCAACGACTGATACTGCGAGGGCAACTCGTCCGGCCTGTTACCGAAGGGGTAGCCCTGTGCAAATATCTTGTCCTTGGCAAAATCAAGCAGCAGGTCGAAGAGTGGGTAGTCCTCGTCCGTGATTTCACGGTCAAGTGCCGGGGCAATGTACTGCCCCAGCTTGGCTGCCGCTTCGGAATACTGGTCTCCCATGCTGCTTTCCTCCTTTCGCCTTAGTAAGCCTTGATGCAGTACACAGCGTCCATGCGCTCAAAGGACGGCAGGACGATTTCAGAAGCATAGACGTTGGCGTTGACCGGGTGAACGGTCAGCTCAGTGGTGATGGCAACGCCAGTGTTCACGATGGACACGGATGCGCCGGACTGACCAGACAGAAGGTCGGCTTCCTCAGGAGTAGTGCCGTACCAAGTGCTGCCCAGAGCGCCGGACGGAGCAACTACCACCATGCCGTCAGGCAGGTACTTTTCGCTTGCACTGTACTGGTCTGCCTTGAACATCTTGTCGTACAGATGAATGGTCAGCCCAGTTGCGGATTCGATAATCTGCCGTGCTTCGGTGTCCAGCAGAACGGCGTTCGCCTTTGCGGTGACGGTCATGAACCGGTTCTTCACCTCGTCCGCAGCAATCATGTTGCGGAAGGTGGCGGTGTTCATGTACACTTCGGTCACGACCTCGCCAACGCTTGCCAGAACAGCGTCCTTTGCGGCGTTCAGGTCTGCAATGGGGGTGGCAGTGGTGACGTTCCACTTGGACTTTGCGACAGAGACTTCCTTGAAGTTGGTGGTCTTCCAAGTGCCGTCAGGGTCGTAGTTGTAGGTGTAGTTCACACCGTTTGCCTTGATGGTGATGCCGGGAACGCCATTGGCGGGAGCCAGCAGCTGCCAGATCATGCGCTCAGGAACGATACGAGCACCAGTGATAAGCTGTGCAGTGTCATCGTACAGGCGGTTCATCACATCACGGGCATAGGGGTCGTTGCTGTCCAGAACGCGCAGGATTTCCTGACGGTCTTTCTCGCCCAGATGGTAGCCCTCACGGAAGAACGGCATCTCAGTCTTATCGAACTTGAAGCCCTCACGGGTACGGAACGTAGCCTTTGCGTCAAATGCGCTGGGCATCAGAGACACGCCAACGCCCTTGTGACCACGCAGCCACTTCAGGTCGAGACCGGCCTTCTTCTTGGCGGGGAACAATGCGTCAGATGCAAAGGGCATCGCATTGGTGGGATCGTTCGTCCAATAGGCGGCAATCGCAGCCGGGGCAAAGACTTCCTTAAGATTCAGTGCCATGTTGTTTTACCTCCTATTAAGCGTTCACGCTGATGTTGTCACGGCAGAAGATGCCGGGGACGGCAGTCTTGAGCGCAGTAATCGCATCAGAATCATAGGTGAAGCCAGAGCTTGCAGCAGCTTTCTTGGTGTCGATAACACCACGAATCAGCAGGGAAGCATTGGGGTTCTCTGCCGGGTCAACGTCATACAGAAGAATGCCGTCTGCGGTGGCAGAGGTTGCTTTCTTGCCAGCTTTGGTCATGGGATAGCCAGCCTTAACCGCAGCAGTTTCGGTCACGGTAAAGGGAATGGCGGTGTAGTCATTGGAAGCAAGGATGGTATCGTTGATTCCGTTGACCGTGTTTCGGGTAAACTTCATGTTTTCCTCCTTGTTAATGGAAAGCACTCATTGCGTCACTCGATGCCTTAGAAGCATTTGCATTCTGCTGTGCAAGGCTCTTAGCAAACGCCACACCCTCACTGTCAGAGCCGCCCTTGCCATCCGCACCCGGAGGTGTGGGCATATCCTTCAGCAGGGAAGCCTTGTATGCGGTGTCGTGGGCGGTCATAAATTCCGACTGGAACTTAAACACCTTGTCCATGTCACCGTCAGCCAGTGCAGACGCAGCCTTGTTGGCAAGTTCAGCGTCATAACCCTGTGCAACGAACTTTTCACGGTAGGATGCAAGGGTCTTTTCCTTGACGAGGTTCTCCTTGTCGGCAGTCAGGGCTTCAATCTGCTTCTGCATCTCTGCCATCTTGTCAGCCTGTTCCTGTGCAGCATTCTCGTCATCGGTGCGCTTTGCCTTGAGCTGCTTCTTGTACTCAGCAGCTTCGCCGTTTGCTTTCGTCACGGCGTTGCGCAGCTTCTCGACCTCTGCGCTAGGGTCTGCAACCTTTTCAAGCGCAGAAATGATTTCATCGGCGGTCATGCCCTCTTTGTAGGCATCACCAAGCAACACATTGAGTTTCATATCGTTAATTTCCTCCTGCGTTTTTTTACCGTTGCTTCCCTGCAACGCTGCGAAATTTGTATCCCGGCTTCCCTGCCGTATTTATATGGCAAAGGCAACAGCCTTTACTTCACAATAAAGGAATGATATTGATGGCGTACAAAGCGAGGCTCAGCGCGTCATACTTTTCAGCTCGCTTTGGGTCATCGTACTTGTCATCGTCTTTCTTAATACAGTTATCACGCATTTCGGAAAGAAGCTTTATAGCGTTGTTGATATCTGCGTAGGTATACTTATTTGCGCTCATTTTCGACACCACCTGTTCCTTGTTCCATGTTCTCGACATTTGTGTCGGTAACATCCTGTTTGGGTTGCTCCTGCGGCTTCGGTGCTTTTCCATCCTCGCCCAGCTTGCCAGCGGCAATCAGGAAGGGCTTGCTCATTTCGTAAGCAGCCTGCGGGTCAGGGAACAGACCGGGCGTGGTGAACGCCAACTGCGGGTCAATGGTCTGCTGCAACATCTGTGCAAAAATCTGAACCTTGCTCTGCTGGTTGTCGTACTGACGGCGCGGCAGTTTAATGTTGATGTCACTTGCCATCAGCTTAGAGCCAGCCGTGTCACGCAGGATTTTCAGCATTACAGACAGGCTTTGGCGTTCAGCGAACTTGAACATATTCTCGTACTGTTGCGCCCTTGCTTCTGTGTGATTCCAGCCGTTGCGGACGATGACTGCGCCCACGTTGTCGGACGTTGCGTTCTCGCTACCAGTAGCACTAGGCATAGCAGTCAGACTGCGGTACACGTTCAGCATGGAATCAATCAAAATCTGCGTTTGTTGCTGATTCAGCTCGTTTGCAAGCTGTTTTACATCAGCGGCAAGTCCAGAAGTAGACTTGATCGACATTGCGCCCATAGCCTTGACGGCTTCCAACGCTTCTTTATCAACAAGGCAGTTAATAAAGACCATGATGGATTGGATGAACTGCTCTACGCCATCGAGACGATTGCTTTCCAAAAGGTTGATGGCATCCAACACAGGGATAGCCGGTTCAAACAAACCCATCCGCTCCGGGTTCAGCTTGTATTCGACCATCGGCAACATTCCGAGAGAATGGCTCTCAGACTTTGTAACCTTGCCGTTGTCGATTTCAAAGTACTGGTTTGGCGTATACACGCAAATCAGGTCGTTCAGGTCATTCTGATAATTGCGTGGGATGTGCAGCACATTGGCGATGGGCTTGTGGCCGATGCCGGAGTTGTAAATCACATACGCCATATCCGGGTCTGGAACGTCCACCAGCAGGGGCGTTTCGTCCGGGTAGTTGCCGTTGTACCCCTTGTCAGGAAGGACAATGCGGTATCCCTGTCCGCACTCCAACATCCACTGCCAGAGCCGCCGATCAAGCGCATCCTTGCCCTCATACTGCAAGGCGTTGGACAGGCGGGCGATTTCCTCACCATCACCTGTTGCCGTTTCAGACCGAACATAAGAGCAAGGTGTGCCACTCATGTAGCCTGTGTAGAAGCCTACACATTCGTTGGCATGGTTCTCTACAATGCGGTTGGTGATTTCAGCGTGGTACTCCTTCGTGCGGTGGAGGACAGGCTGGCTACCCAAGTAGTAGTTGTGCAGAAAGCGAATCTCGCTCTTGTTCAGCAGATGAATAGGCTCTGCCTTGCCCATGACCACTTTCAGCACGTTCGCTCGATTGATTTCCGTCTCCGGCGTTTCAATCGGTCTACGTCCGGTCAGCGGCTCATTCAAAAAGCCGCCAACAACCGTCTGATACTCAGCCATGCGTTCCTCCTTTCCGGCAAAATAAAAAGCGCAGCAAGGCAAACCTGTTAAGGTCTATCTCACTGCGCCAAAACTGCGCTTCAAAAGCTATTCAATTATGCAACTTCTTAAAATATTTTGCGTCATCGCCTTCTAATGAACTGCCACTCTTGATAATCGCAAAGCAGATTTCGCTATATGCAGAATCAAAATCTCTTGCGCGAATAAGGCGTAGCGCATTTTTTAAGTGAATATCGCATGGGTATTCGTTCAATTTTTCTTTTTTGAACTTCTTGCCAAACATCGTTCCCTCATTTTTCCGGTGGATGGATGATTTTTACCCATCCTTCCCTTGTGTCTCCTTCAATAACGCCCTTGCATCTGTCGCACTTGAAATGGTATCGTCCGTCTACTTCGCCAAGATAGCGGTTGCAGCGAACGTTCTTATAGATTGGGTTTTGCCTGATACAAGGGCAACAGATTCTAACTAGCATGAGCGCTCCTTTCGTTGGATTTCTGGAAACAGGCTGTTGAGCACAGACCTGTCGGAAGCTACTGGGAAACTGTTCGCACTTCCAGCCGTGCTATTCTTCGCCCGAAGAAAACCATTGCAGCCTTTACATTCAGTTGTTGGACAGACGTAAACGGGTCAGCTGCAATTTTGGTGCTGCATAATGGATTTGAACCAATGTATGTTCGGTTATGAGCCGGATGCTCTAGCCTGACTGAGCTAATGCAACATAAAAACCCGGCTTGATTGGTTAACCGCTGCTCTTTGCAATGTCATGCCTAACCATTGCATCGAGAGCCGGGAATAGCGGTGGAGGTTTTGGAGAATAAGTCCATGCAAAGCTAGGTAGTTGGTTGTGCTGCGTAACGAAATCGAACCGTTGCTTGCCAGCCGTGGGGGAAGCAGGCTGGCATTCCCCTTACAATTGGAAACGCAACATATAAAGCCCGGTGAAGGCGAAAGAGTGAGAAAACCTCCACCGGTGAAAGGAGGAATACGCTTGTTGACACGCACGCGAGTAAAATGACAAAACCCCGCGTGCAAGCTATTCCTTTAAGGGAAGCTGCAAAACTACCTGCGTACATTATAAGCCTTGTCAAGTGGTGAAATCAAATAAATAGACCCAGCGAACACAATATATTGTGTTTTTAATCAAAATGGCCTCTTGACAGGCTCAATTTTGCTGATTCCGTTGTACAATTCATCGGCAAGCTGTGCCAGACTATCCGGTGCGTCATCGTGCGGAACTTTTCCAAGCTGCGTGAACATCGTCACCTGTTCCATGAACGCCTTGTACTCTTTCGACTGGTGTTTTTCGTCAAGGAAATAGAACCGTTTGATGTCCGGCGCGTACTGGATGATTCTTGACAGTTTGCTTTGACCGCTTGGCGCGCGCTGGCTGCGGACAGAGCAGTGATAGCCTTGCTGCCGGAGCTGGCTGTCTACCACATCACAGTATTCGTCACCGCCGTTGTTGGCTTCGCCGCGCACCACGTTGATTTTATGCTGGATGATTTTGCCCACGACTTCTGGTCTGGTCACTGTCTTATCGCCATTATTGAACACAAGGTCAGGGATGAACACAGCATCTCCGTACACATAGGCGATAGGACAGGCGGTGAAGTCGCCGCCGCCCCATGCAATATCCATGACCATGAGCTTGCGATCAGGCTCACCGTCAGGAAGAACTCCATTAAAATACCGCAGTTCATCGGCAGGAAACAGTAGGCCTTCACGCACATAGGGCTTGCCCATGTATTTTGCCCACCATGTTGCATCGTCAATGCTGGCTTTCATGTCAGCATAGTAGGCATCGTCAAAGCCAACGCCATAGTCATAATTGAAGTTGCTGTGTCCGTTCTCATCCACCGCAGGAATCACCCGGAATCTGTACTTCGGATTGTCTGCATACTGGTTCTGGATGCGTCCCAGAGGGTCAAGCACATTCCAGCGTGTGCCAACCATCAACTCTAATGCGCCTTGCTTTTTACGGTCTTTCAGCTGGTTCAGATAGGCATCGTACTTGTTGTTCAGACGCTCAACGTTCAGGCTTTCCTCCAAGTCCTCGATCAAGTCATCACTGTACAGAACGCCGCCCTCGCCGATTTCAACAGCGCCAGTCAGCGTGCCGCCGATGGAACGACAGGTCAGGGTGGGGAAGCGCTTCTTTCGGTTCAGGTCAACGCTTTCGTCCTTTGCGCTCTTGTCCACAAGCTGAACGTCAGGGAAGATTTTGCCCCAGTTGTAGGTCACAGGGTCGGTGATGATAGACAGTACTTCACCATAGAAGCCGTTGGTCAGCTTGTCAGAATGTCCGCTCATAACAGATGCAACGTCAGGGCGGTTGCCCATCAGCCATGTGATAAAAAATATACAGAGCGTACTTTTTCCAGTTCTCGGGGGCTGACTAACCCCAAGGAATTCTACACGATGGAAAAACAAATCCTCTAGATCACGAACCAACGTCAAAAGCACCCTGCGTCTCGGCTGATAGAACTTCTTTTCTGGCGCACGGTTCCATTCAAGGTAGATGCAATAGCTGTCAAACACATCCTTTGCTTCAAACAAGTACGTCCGACCGATAATGTCATAAACCTTCGCCACATCCTCGCCTGTTTTCATCTTGCCCATCATGGCTGCACAGACAGAGCGTAGCTCACCAGAGTGTTTGTAGGCATCGAACCGCTTGTCCTGTGGCAGGGCATCTCTCAGGTTCACTACCGCTTGAAGCCAGTCCTCATAGACTTGTGCTTCGGTCGGATTCTGCTTTGCATACGCTTTGATGCTGTCGATGATGGCGATACACTGCTTTGGCTGCATAAAAAAATAGGCACCCCCCTACCTGAAAATGTAAAGAGTGCCTACAACTGCACAAAAATCAAATATTCGGTTTTATAATGCGATTCCAGAAACTTTATTTCTCAAAATCAATTAAAAAAACTGCCCGACCGTTTCTAACCCTTTTTCTACCTTCTTCATTATGCCATTTTCGGAGAGATACTCCATGCCTTTCAAGGTAATCTGTGGGTGAATCGGCTCTACAATATGCGGGAACTTGTTCGTTAGGTCTTGCGTGTAGACCAGACCGCGAATGAAGCCGTTTATTTGCAGTTCAATCATAATCTGCTCCCAGTCAGAAACCTTCATCTTCATTGCTTTTGCAGAGATAAGCTCATAGTCAAATTCTTCATCGCCCTTGTGCTTATCCAGCAGTTTGAGAATCTTGTAAATGGCATTAAAGTTGTCCATGAGCTACTCCTTTCACTGGTTATATAAAGTAGGCTTCGGTTCTTCATCCCCAAGCATTAACTTGTAACGAAGATACTTTTCGATAATACTGTGTCTTTCTGCCAGTGTACCGTAAATAAAGACGAGAGCATCTTTAGCAGCATCGTATTCATTCGGGAAAATGACAATTTCCTCATTTGCAAAGGTAACGGTGCAGTTTTCCGAATGACAGGCTTCCAAGAACCTCTTGATTTCAAGGAATCCACCAAAGTCAAGCATAGACCGCAGTGTGATGCTTCCGTTCTTAACAATCAGTTCTTCTCCCTGCATATTATCCAGCCTTTCTCTGTTCAGCAATCCGATACCATGTCTGGCGGGTCACGCCAAGCTGTTTGGCAGCATCCGTGACCGTGAGAATGCGCTTCTCCACCTGCTCGTGGAGAACGTCAAAGAGGTTGCGGTCATACTCGGTGGGCTTGCGGCCTTCCCTGTAATCGGGGCGCTGACTGGCAATCTTCTTGCCCTCTTTGGTGCGTTCAACAATCATGTCGCGCTCAAACTGAGCAAACACAAGGAACATACCTCTCATAGCCCTACTAGCAGGGGTGTTGTCCATTACACCAAGATTCAGCACGTTCACTCGGATTCCTTTTTCAATCCATGAATCAATCAGTTCATACCCACCAACAAGGCTTCTGGCAACACGATCTAGCTTTGTCACAACGATTGTATCGCCGCTCTGGACTTCCGCTTCTAGCTTGTCCAGTTCCTTGCGTTCCATTTTAGTTCCAGTATATACCTCTTTGAAAATCTTAGTTGCGCCAGCGGCCTTGAGGGCTTCTTCCTGTGATTCAAGGCTGTTGCCGTCAATCGCCTGTCCAGCGGAACTGACACGAGCGTAACCGTAAATCATTCAGGTTCACCGTCCTTTTCCTCCACTACTTCATAGCAGCCAGCACGAGTGAGTTTCCCATTCGCGGGTTCTACAACCAGTCTGTAACCGAAAACATCAAGAATTTGAACCATCGTAGATAATTTCATGTCATCAGCGAGGACACGAGAAGATGCGCTGGAAATGGTTTTGTAATCAAGCTTTTCCCGGAGATATTCGTATGTTTTATGCTGGTTCTTCATTATGTCACGAAGAATTTCGCTTGAGTTCACCTTGTTATTCGTTGCAGCCATTTTTCGTTCCTCTCTTTCTTTAGTATCATTATACGCTTTCTAGCGTAAGCTGTCAAGAGAGAAATTTCATCTTGCCGTATATATAAATATACTATACTCTGTAAATACAGAGTATAGTAGTATAAGAACGTTAATCATTTTACACTAAAACGTGTATACGCTTTATTTTTCAGCCATTCTGAATCTGTAAAGTATATTTTATTCAAATTTCCATATTGACAAGTGTTCAATATCTGGTATATACTATCACCAGCAACAAAGCGAGGTGATGAAGTTGCAGAAAGCAGCAGAGCCATCTAAAAACGAATCTATGCGTATGGTTTCGTTCAGACTTAGCGAAGAGGATATCGAAAAAATCACATTTTGCGCTAACGCTCTGGATGGAACCAAGAGTGATGTTGTAAGAATGGGTATTGATCTAATCTTCAACGTTGCAGAACGCATAAAAAAATAAGCTATCAGCACCCACCTACCAAAGTTTAGCTGATAGCTTATCCGTTACAAAAAGAAGGTACTGCAACCACCAAGGGGGCAGTCTCCCTTTTCGGAATCTATTATACCAAAAAGGGCCGCTCTCCGCAAGAGTTAGGAGCAAAAAACATGAACTTTCCAACGAAAACCGAAGAATTTCTGAAAACCCTCGCCCACGGCAAAGAGCCGACCAGTGAGGATAGAGAGTACGCAGAAGCGCTGGGTAAGCTGTCCGAACTGAACTACCGGGCAGGGTACGAAGCGGGAGCAGCCAATAAGAACGGCAAAATCTGATGCCAACACTAGCGAACACAATATCTAGTGTATTTTTGATTGACATTCAGATATTTTGCAGTTACACTTATTGCACAGCAAAACGAAAGGGGGTGAATATGTATGAGTAGTCCTTACGCAGAGCGTTACGGTCACACCGTTACCATCAGCGTGACGGAGCGACAGTTTGCGAGCTTGCAGGAATACTGCATCAAGAACCGGGTCTCCATCTCTGCTGCGTTCCGTGAAGCGTTCTTTACGCTGCATCCGATGGATTCTACCAATGAAAACGAAAAATGATACGCTCGCTGCTGTCGGCAAACTTTAGCGAACGTATCATGTAAACCCTGAGAGAAGCATTCTCTCGCCGTTATTATAGCAGAAAATTGCTTCTCTCACAAGTGAAAAGGAGCTTTTTAATGCAACTTTCTTTGTCTGAGAACATCAAAATCTTCAACAACGCCGAGTTTGGCGAAATCCGTGTCATGCTCATTGACGATGACCCTTGGTTTGTTGGCAAGGACATTGCCGCAGCACTTGGGTACAAAGACACTATCAACGCGCTCAAAGCGCACGTTGATGAGCAAGACAAAAGGGGGTGGCGAATCACCACCCCCTCCGGCGAACAGCAAGCAACCATCATCAACGAATCCGGCCTGTACAGTCTGATTTTTAGCAGCAAGCTGGAAAGCGCACAGCGGTTCAAGCACTGGGTCACTCACGAAGTTCTTCCGTCCATCCGCAAGCATGGGATGTACATGACCGACAACCTGTTGGAGACGGCTATTGCCAACCCGGACTTCGTGATCGGGCTGATTCAGAACATGAAGGCCGAAAAGGAAAAGAGTGTAGCGTTGCAGACGCAGAACAAGCAGCTCTGTGAGAAGAACGAGGAGATGCAGCCTAAAGCGGACTACTTTGACGACCTCGTGGCGTGGAACGTGTCTACCAATTTCCGCTCGACTGCAAAGGAACTGCGTATCCCTGAACGCCTGTTCATCAAGATGCTTATTTCTGACGGTTACATCTACCGCGACAAGAACAAGGGCATCCTGCCGAAAGCAGGCAAGGGCGATGGCCTGTTTGCGGTCAAGGAATACTGCAACCAGAAGAACAAGCACGGTGGCGTACAGACCAGAGTAACACCGAAAGGCCGTGAGACGTTCCGTCTGCTCTATGCAAGCATCCGTAGAAGCGTATAACAGCCAATAAGAAAAGCCAGTGGTTAGAGAGCATCTAGCCGCTGGCTTTTTGTATTACATTTGAATCGCTACGATTTCCCACGAAGAATAATTGGAAAGTCCAGAATAGGGATGAATCTCAAAGTTCTTTGTCTCGCCAGGTTGGATGTCTAAGACATAATCAATATCTCCGCACACGGGAACTTCTTCTCCGCTCTCGTCTTTCATCTTATACAGAACGATGACCTTTGCGTTTGTCTTGTATGCGCTGTTGTTTGTCACTTTTCCGGTGAATCTTGTCTCATAGCCACTACCACGCTTTGAAGTATTGGTAACAGCCAACTCACCTGCTCTTAAAACTTCTTTTCCTGCGCTCGGCTGATAATTATAGTCCTGAGCCGAAACAGCCATTTCGATACCAGCAGGGATAGTACCGTCATACTCGTATGTGAAGTATCCGGCATACCAGTAGGAATCATCTTCCGCAACCCAGTCCAAATATTCATCGTCTGTTTTAATTACGGAGCCATCCTCTGCAACGACTGCAATTTCAATATGTGGAAACCAAACCGCAAGATTTTTGTTGGTATTCTCGATTTCAAGAGCATAAGAAATATAAATCGTGCTACCGTCACGCCACGCATAAGACCCATGATTCTTAATGCCTAACGGTTCATACTGCGTTGCATTGGTCTGCTCAAGTTCAATAAGTCCAGACCATTCATCAGGCTTTTTTGCCGCAATTGCACTGATAGGCATAGTAAAAATCAAAGCTGCGGCAATGATAGCCGAAACAATCTTCTTTTTCATCTTTATGGCCCTTCTTTATTCATCCACAAGGTCTGCGTACTTGACTTCGATGCGGGGCAGTTCATCAGTGGTGCTGGTCAATGCTCTGGTGATTTTCTCAAGCCCGGTAAACTCACCATAAACGTTGATAATGTCATCTTCCAGAATCTTCACGGCATCGCCACCGCGCTTATCCAGCATATAATACTCGTCATCGGCATAGAAGCCGTATCCGCTATTGTCCGTGTAGGTTCTCCATGCTTTTTCGCTACCGGAGAAGTTTGCGTCAATAATCTGCGAGACCTTTACCTTGACTGCAATCTTAGTACCTTCATACTTTTCAGGATAGCGGCACAGCTCCTTATAGTCCACAGTCTGGCACTCTGCCTTGTAATCGTCCTCGCTGATCTCAGGCACAACAGATGCAACGGAAGAAGCGGTCGATGCACTTGCCTTGTCAGATGTAGCGTCCTTGTAGCCCTCTTCAAAGCCCTTCTTGCCGCTATCGCTAGAGCCACCAATAGCAGACAAGACAATCAAAACAACGATGGTGATAAACCACCAGCGCTTGTAGATGGGCGGCTTGTTCTTACCGCCACACTGAGGGCAGGCCTTTGCACTTGCGGCAATCTCTGCGCCACAGTGCTTGCACGTTGTCATTTTACTTTTAGCCATTGTAGATTCCTCCCTTTCAAGGCTTGTAAGGCAAGTATAGCACAGAACACAGACCCTTTGTAGGGGTCTTTTTGTTTTTGCGGAAAATTTTGAGATTGGAAATGGGGTGGGGGTGATTTATGCGGAAAAGAGGGGGCGGGTAAGCAGGGAAAGCGCCTTTTTTGAATTTTTTCTACGCGAGGTGTCGACCACCCCACCCCCGGCTCGCCCCATATACCCCAGAGGTGGAGACCCAGGCCCCAGCACACCCGGACGGACTGCACAGCGCAGGCAGCAGCGCAGGCCACGCAAGGAACGACACACACGCCCGAACGCTGGACGCGCTGCACCCGTCTGCACCCAATACCAGACATACCACGCCGGGCAGATCGGGACGGCGGCGGGGCTGAAGTGCCTGCGCAGTGTGTCCGAAACTGTGCAAAATCGGACAGCCCAAAACCAAAAAAATAAATACGCAAAAAAGCGTAAATACCTATTGACATTTACGCAAGAAAGCGTATAATATAATCAGACGCAAGAAAGCGTAACACCTACCAAATACCGTTACAAAACAGGAGGACAAAAACCATGATGAACAATAAAGAGATCGAATACACCGCCCGCCCCATTCCGGGGGACTACGAAGGCCGCAGCCATCGCGCGTGTGTATGGTACAACAGAGCCCGCGCCGCGTTTGATCTTGCCACGCTTGACGCGCTAACAACTGCCGCAGATAAAGCCGCTGACCGCGTACCCACTAAAGCATACGAAAAAGCAAAAAAGCTTCTTGACAGCGTGCAGCGTTGGGGGCTTGCAGATGCAAGAGCGTGGGAGCTTGACAACGACAGCCGCTATTATAACTCCGCGTGGCTCAAAACCCGACAGGCTCAGCTTGCAAAACGGCGTGTAAAGCTCAACAAAGAACTTGCAGAATACGGCTTGCAAATTGACAGTTACGGCTTGTATCCTTGCATTAGAGAAATCACCAAGCCGGGCACAGATATGTACTTGCTTTACTGGTTTTAATGGGGGGGTATAAAAATGAAAATGGAATTTCGGACTAAGACCAACGTAAACGGTCATTGCTACTATCTCAGAATTGACACCAACGCAAAGACCTTTTCCCGCGTCCCTGACGGCTGGGTATCTAAGGACGTGCCCACCGTATCCAAGCGGGATATAGATACAATCAAGGCTCAGGCCATTGCAGACGGATACACGGAGGTATAAACCATGAAGGCAAGAAGAAGCATGCGGGATATTAAATCTCAGTATCCGACCATTATCCAAGTAAGTTATTGTGATGCTCAGGACATGTTGTGCATGGACGACCCCGCCGCCTACACCTCTGGCGTGTATGGATGGAACGCAGATATTTACCCGATCGCCTCAGGCGTTGCGATCTGCACCGGATACCGCCCCTTTGGGAACGTCAAGCCAGACCGCGAAACGGTTCGCCGTTACGAAAAGCGGGCGCAGGAGATGCGCCGGGACTTGTGGAACGCTGAAGTGTTGGCGGAGCACCTAAACAACTTGCAAAAGGAATTTGTTCGGGAGGTGTGCAACGCATGATCGCTTTAGATTTTTCCCAGTGGGCCGCAATCTGGTATGTGGGCGGCATGATCTCCGGCGCACTCGTTATGATCGCATTTCTTAACAGCTAACAAGGAGGGCAAAACGATGAAATATCACAAAATTAGAGGGGTGGACAAATCCACCTGCACAGCAGAGCAGAAAATTGCCTACAATATGGCGTGGTACATCTGGAACGACTGCCGCTATAACTGGACTGACTGCCGTACCCGTATCGACTGGAGCGAACAGGAAAACGCAGCAATCCGGGACTATACAGACAACTGGCAGCGCAACTATGCAGAAAAGAACAAAAATTACGATATTGATAGCATATTTTGCGCCCTGCGTGCAGGTCTGCACGATTATTTGACAGGATCTGTGCACGTCTTTACAAGTTATCAGGATATCGGAGAAGCATTCCCCGCAAATTATATGGAGGCGTAAAAAATGACGACGTTTGAAGAAAAAGTGAACGCATACCGCGAAAATAAGCGGTTGATTGAAGAGCTTGAAGCGATGAACGACGCTGTAAAGGCTGAAATTATTGACATGATGCAGGGAGCGCCGGAGGTTGTTGCAGGCGCTTGCAAGGTAATGTATAAGGACGTGCAAAGTGTCCGACTTGATAGCAAGCTTTTGCAGGCAGCGCACCCGGATATTTATGCTGAATGTAGCAAGCGTACCACATACAAGCGATTTAGTGTTGTATAAGGGGGTGCGACAAGTGATATTTTCCTGCATTCTGTTCTTCTTCTGGTTTTTCTCCGCGCTGTTTAAGGCGTCTAAGTAATATCACCCGGACACTTTAGCGGGGCTGCACCGTAAAGCAACCCCGCCCCAGCCCAAAAGGGCAAAAAAACTTTCTGTAAGTCCTGTTTTTAGGGCTTGCAATATGCTATACTGTAAAAAAGGGCAAAAGCCCGGAAAAGAGGGAAAACCATGTTAAAAGACGTTTCTAGCAGTGCCGCCGCCCTGTATGATGGAGGATGGAGAAGCGCAGACGCTGACCAGCTCCGCGCAGAATACGACCTAACAGAGGATGAAGCGCAAGAGCTTTGCTCCGCCCTTGCAGACCTTGAAGAAAAAAATAAATAATCTCCACCCCGCCCACGTGGCGGGGCTTTTCTTTTGCCTTGCATCTGCTGAGGATGCAGGGCTTTTGTTTTGCCCGGCGGCGCATGAGCCACACACAAGCATTTATAGCGGCCTTTATCACGTCCATGCAATTATACCGCCCACGCTACAAAACGGCGCACATGGCTTTACAGGCGCTTTTCCTGCAATTTGCCCCATTCTACCGCCGCAGATACCAGACCGACACAAGCGGATAAAATGCAGCTTACGCCACGTTGGAGCGTATCACAGCGCCGCAGCACCTCCAGCGCATACAAGAGATACCACCGCCACGCCCGGACGCTGTACAGGTCAGCACAGCCGACTATTATAATAAGGTATATAAGAGTGCAAGGGTGCGCACACCGCAGACCATGCCAGCCCGGCGGCTTGCAATCTGGCACCGGTCAGCAGTCAGGGCGTACCCGGTCAGCCTAGCACCATTCACCCGGCGGGACAGTCCACCGGGCGGCGCGGAACCATTGGCGGCTCTCGCCGTATTTATTTTCGGGCTTTCGCCCGATAGCTAATAGAGGTCAGCAATAGTCGTAGCGTTCTGGCTGGAATAGTCGTAGTTTCTCCAATAAAATAGTCGTGGAATAGTCGTAAAGTCGTCAGACGACTAGCTTTTGAAAGTCCTATATATCGTATAGCAGCGAACTGTCCGCTGATAGTCGTAGAGTAATAGTCGTAGCGTTTTCTTGCGAACCATCGTCAAATAGTCGTGTATTTTTTGTGTGAAATAGTCGTTTGCCTTTTAGGAAAAGAGAGGTGCGATAGTCGCTAAGTCATCCGACCACTCCCAAAATCACTCCTCGTTTTAATTTCGCATAATTTATCCTTTCGCTAATTATATCTATTTCGTATAATAACCGTACTTATTATAGTATACAGATATAGTTACCCCCGATAATCGCTGATTATTTCGCATAATAACTCGTACCATCTGATTCTGTCTGTTCCTGCCCGATTTAATTCCCAGTAGCACACTATGGTATTATAATCAATCCATAGCGTTCCGCTGGGAATAGTCAATGCAACATTTCTACATATTCAACCGACTACAAAATGAAGTCAATTCTCCATGTGAAATAGTCGTAGACCATCCACCAGCCCGAACCTCACGCCAGTTCTCGCCTACGGTTTTCCCTGCTGGCTAACGGTGTAGCTTTGGAAATAGAGGGTTGTAGGGGGAAAGAACCTTTGCAAAAACATTCAGTTGTCATTTTCCATTGTCGCAGTTGTCGCACCATTTTAGCGTGGGGGCCTCAAACAATTTATTTGTTTGAGGGGGGGAGTTAGGGGGATTATAGGGGGTAATAGGGGTTGTAGGGGAAAGAGGGGGAAGAAAAGGGGGAAGATTGAATGCAAACGCATCATGTGCATCCATTTGCATGCAAACGCATCACGCTGATAGTCGTAGCCATATCAGCCCAAACGCCACTCGATCGAGACGGTTCCTGCTCAAAATCAGACCTTGCCGTTTTCTCTCGATAAATAACAAGAGAAAAAAGCACGGAATAGTCGCAGAGGGTAGTTTTACTACCTGACACCATTCCATGCTTTCTGATACGTTTGTTGATTGGAGATTTTAGCGGAGATTAGATTCTACCATCTGCTTGCATCTTGCGCATACGCTCCGCAGCCGCTTCTTTCTGTTCGTCCGTCATAATTCTTGTGGTAGCAAACCGCACAAGTCGCTTGGGCATCTCATACCACTTGCCGTCCTTGTCCTGCTTGACCAGCTTGTACGACACAGGCTCCCGTTCGCACAGCTTGTCGAGCTTGCGCATATACACCGGGTCAGCGGTATAAACCGATGCAGTATCTTCCGCTGCGTTGAAGTTGACGATGGTCTCTTGTTCCAGTCGAGTGATGTTCATAATCGTTTTCCTCCGTTTGTTGATTGACGAAAAATATTTATGGGGTTCAGACGATAACTTTATCGCCCTGACCCTGTTATCTGTTTTTCTTGCCTATTCTACTGTGGCAATACGAGCGCAGAAGCGATGTTGAGCCGCTATCACTCAATCGCTTCGTATGTTTTCTCGAAAATGTCAGGTTTGCACGGGTAGATTTCGCCATTTACGCCGCGAATGATATAATCACCAGTCCTTGCAATCATAGTCCCTTCAAGTGTTTTAATCTCGCACCACGCAGGTCCATCGTAAAACTTTCCAAAGTCATGCGTAATAATATCATTGCTACTTACTGCATCCCAGAACCAATCTGCTCCAACAAGTCCTCGTGCATTGAGCTTGAATGCTTCGATAATAACTGGTTTCTTGCGGTATTTCATGTTTATTCTCCTCTCGTTACATCCACACGCATTCTTTGAACTGCTGTGTTTCCATTTGGAACGTGATGTCCAGTGACCCCACGTTGCCTTCTTTGTTCTTCTCAAGTGCAAAGTGATAATGCTCTTCTGGTCTCTTTTGCGTTTTCACTTTCTGTGCCAGCAGGATGATTGCATCTGCATCCTGCTCGATTTGCCCGCTCTCTCGCAAGTCTGCGGCGGTCGGTGGGATGCCAGCTCTTGCTGTCTCTCGATTGAGCTGTGCAAGTGCTACCACCAGCGTTCCTGTGGACTGCGCAAACTCATGCAGTGCCATGCTGATCTCCGTGACGGCACTGTATCGGTCTTTCGCTCCGGCTTGATGGATAAGCTGCAAGTAGTCGATGAACACTACTTTTGCCTGCATCCTGATGGACTGTGTTCTAATCCACCCTACGCTCTTACCGGCGGCAGAGCGGACGAACAGCGGATATTTCTTGATGGCTGCCAGCCGGTCAAGCTCGTTAACGCTGACGGTCTTGTTTTTGACCGTATGTAGCGGTACGCATAACTGGTTTGCTATGATACGAGCGTAGAGTGTATCCGGGTCAGTCTCTAGGCTGAAATACGCTACCTTGCGTCCGTTCTTGGCTATTTCACAGGCAAGTTGCAAGGACAGAGCAGTCTTGCCAGCAGACGGTCTGCCACCGATCACAACGAAGTTGCCCGGCACAAGATGCAAGTTGTTGTCCAACACCCTAAGCCCTGTGCTGATATACTCCGGCTTATCATCAAGCTTGCGGATGTAATTGTCTATACCATCGCACATCGGGATGAAATCGCTTCTCTCGTTGTGCAGGTTTATAGCTTCGCCTAGCTGCTCATAAATGCCTGTCAGGTCTGCATATCTGGTCGAGCCATCAACGATTTTGAATGCAATCTCTCTGGCTCTGGACAATGCCGCCTTTTCCTTGACGATTCCAGCCCATCCAAGCATCATGTCGTGAGTGACGTTGCGGATGAACTCTGCACCGAAGGCATCCAGACATTCACCCATTGCTTTCTTGCAGTTATCGTACCGCCCCATGACTTCTACCGGGTTCCACTTGTCGTTGTGTTCCCAATAGCCACAAATGGCAGCGAATGTATCACGCAGTTCAGGGCAGAAATCGTCGATTTTAAGGTCTTGCAGCACATCGGCATATTCCGAGAACGTGAGGACTGCCCCCAGCAGGATGTATTGGGTCTGATTTTCAATATTCACCGCAGAAAGTCTCCCTCGTCAGGCAATTCAGCCATTGTCTGCTGATAGCCACCGTTCCAGTCCTTCACGTTACGCATCCAGTTCCGTGCAGCAGCCTTCCAGTCTTTCATAGGCGATTTGCCAACTTTCCAGCCATTTGCCGTGAAGTGGTCAACAAACCGCTCTGCTTCTGATTCCATGTAGCCTTTATCCGCAAAGTATTCTTTGGCTTGCTCGACAGTCGGTGCTTTGAAGCGTTTTACTTCGTTGGCATTTTTCTTTTCACATTTTTCTTTTTTGTCAGATTCAGATACAGAATCAGATACAGATAAGGCATCGTTTGCATTCATTTGCATATTTTGCATACCAGTGTATGCGTTTGCATCATTAGTATGCGTTTGTATGCACTTGCATTTTTCATCGTTCCAACGCTTATTTGCGCTCCGTCTGTTTTTCTCGATTCGCTCCTGCCTTTTCTGCGCATTCATATCATCGAACGCCTTAACAACTTTCCAGAGCATCCGCATAGCACGGTCGTTGTCGTATGCTGGCTCAAGTCCAGTCTCAACATACTGTGCGTAGTTGCGGACGAATGCTCCAAATTCCTCGTCTGTCAGTTCGTCCATAGCATGAACGTGTTCCAGCAGAAGAATCATTGATGTTCTCGGCTTGTGTTCCTGCTCCATATTCAATCCTCTTTGTAGCGTTTGTTCCACGCTTCGATAGCATCCTCTGCCGTGTCAAATAGCACGCCACCCATGCTTTGATTGTCTCCATCCGTGCAAAGGATACATTTGCCCCATCCTTCGTGATGCAAGTCATAAGAAAGCCCGCTCCACGGGTCTTGTTCGTACTCGCATCCTAAGCGGCCATGAAAGTTTCCTTCATCATCGCACACGCCAATGTAAACTGCATTCTTACCGCAAAACGGGCATCTCTTAAGCTCTTCCATCTTTAATCCTCCTCAAAATAGGCACTCAGCGTCAGATTCACGCAGCCAGCCTTCGCCCGGAATGTTGACTATCTCATAATACTGCCGTGCAACGTAGATTGTTTTCTGCCCGTCCTCAGCGATCAGGCCGACAATCAGATAGTTGCCAGCAGCCATAAAGAACCAAGGGTTGCTCTTGTAGGTCTCACCCTTCATCCAGTTCTTCATCCTGTTCACGGCTTTTTCAATGTCCTTGTCTGGGCAGTCTGGGTTGTCGTACGCAAAGAAATCCTCAGGAAATTTAAGCTTTTTCACTTTCTAAACCCCTCTCTCGTTCTCGTGATTCGCTTATGCGCCTTTACAGGCCTTGCGCCTTTGCCGTACGCTGGGCGGATATGTTTTGCCTTGATATACCCACAAGGCGGTTTCGGCCCGAAATCAAAAAGGCTCAAGTTCATAATGATGATGCCAAACTTCTTGTTCGTCATATTTACTGCTCCTTACGCATACCATTTCGGTGCTTCGTCAAAGATTTCCACTCCTTTTGCAAAGCCCAGCTTTTCTAAGGTTTCACACATGATGCCGTCCATCATGCTGTGAACGATTTCTTCATCATCACCGTACTTTTTGTATGCTTCCTGCATTTCTGCCGTGAATGCGTCAACCATATCTTGCGTAACAACGATATTGTTTTTCATAAGCCCTCCTACACCATCGGAAACGCCATCCAATGCGTCACCGTCACATCTTTTGGCAGTCTCTCGCCTATCTCATCCCAGAACTGACCGTCTGCGTAACAGCCAAGGAAGTAGGCTGTCGGCGAGATTCCTTGCAACATTTTTCCATCTTTATCACGCCACGTTGTCTTAGCCGCAAGCAACAAAGGCTGCGTTCGATCTCGTGGCGGTTCGCTTGCTGGATGCCAAAGTGTGTTAGCCATTTTTATACCCCGCACCAGCAAGAACGATTACATATCCAATTAAGAAAATAGCAATATTGATAACCGCACAAGCAACAACCTTGATAACGGTGCTATCAATATATTCGTCCAAAATTTCCCAAAGGATATATCGTTCAAACAGATAAATGGGAGATACAAACAACATACCAACCATCGTTGTCAAAACGATGCCTAAAGCGACCTCATATATTGGCATTGCCCTTTCTCCTTTCAATCTCCTTACAAACCGCCTTGTAGAACGCATCCCACGTCTCATAGTCGCAGGAATCGCCAAAGTTGAACCCTGTCCGCTTGCGCTCTGCAATGTCACGTTCAAAGCAATCCAGCGTCTTGTCCGTTAGTTTCGGCAGAAGCGTAGTGATGTATCCGCAGACAAGGCTAGGCATATACGACCGTCTGCCAAAGCAATAGCGGACAGCGCAGTTGCAGACCGCTCCGAAGTCATCATTGGTGGGGTCTACCAAACCTTTAGGCTCGTCATCTTGCAAATCATATATGGTGCAGTCAAGGACGGTCGCAATTCTGAAAAGCCATCTCTCCTTGCATCTGCGTTTTCCGTTCTCAATAGCAGATACGAAAGCGGCTGTCACGCCGATTCTGTTCGCAAGGTCTTTCTGCTTGACGTGCAGTTCAGTCCTGCGCTTCCTGATTTTCTTCCCTGCTGTCATCTTTCTTCTCCCATTCCTTGCATCCACGTTTATCCCACACGAAGTCTGCAACGTGTTCTGACTGGTCGTTTACGCATACGCCCTCCGGCTCTGCGTACCATTTGCAAGAGCCACAGGACGGCTCAGATTTGTTCTCACAGGATTTTGCTGTGCATCGGATAGCTTTGCCAGCGGAGAACTGCTTGATGCCCATGCAAGAGCAATGTTCGGTGGTGCAGTAAACATCCATTATATCTGCCCTCTCTTTCTCCTTCTGTTGGCGTTGAACCGCCCGATCACTCGCTTATACTCTGCATAGCACTCCGGGCACAGGTCGCCTGTGTCCCTGCGCCACGCCCAGTCCTTGAAGTATTCGTCAGGGTTCATCATCCTGCCGCCCAGAACTGCTCCGCAGCGGTCACATACTCGCTTATGGTAGATTCCTCTGTCAGTCTGCATTAGTGCTCCTTTTCATCAAATTTCTTCTGCATCTTAGTTCTCAACGCTTCGATACGTTCCTTGTCTTCAGTGATAATCTCATACTTGTCGCCAGACCAGCCAAGCGGAACATCTTCCGTGTATTCAATATAGATTTTTTCCGGGTGCGTAGGTGGCTCATAGGGGAACGTCACATTTTTGCGAAATTGGCTACTTGTAAACCACGTAAGGCCACCGTTGTCGGAATAAGCGATTGCGTCAATGTCATGTACTTCAATCGTGTTACCTTGTGCATCAGTGGTCTTGAACACGCTTGAGCATCGTTTATTTTGGAAGCATCTTTGTCCCATTTTGTCCGACACTTCTGTCCATTCATCATCTTCGCCCGTCAGCGGCGTGAGTGGCTTGAACCGTAAAAGACGTTCAAGAATAGACATTGCATATCCAGCGGAAATCCCACTGTGTCCTTGACTTGCAAAAAGTTCAACAATATCAAGAATGTTTTTATTGATTGCATCCTGCAACCCGTCTCCGTCTTTTGTAATACGTGCAAGTTCTGATTTTGCATATTCTGCGGAACTGCTCATTTTATTTTTCCTCCCCAACATCCTTAAACAGGATTTCTTTGTCGGCTTTCCAGTCTTTGATTTTGCACGGAATGTCCGTGCCGGGAACGGTCTTTTTCCGCCCATCCATCTGCCAGACGTTCCATGAGATGATGTCTGCAATGCAATCAAGAAAAATTGGCATGAAGCCGATTTCCAGCTTTTCGGCATCAAAACGATACCTAAAATTTTCGATCAGCGTCAGGAACAAGTTGCACCTTGCCAGCAAGAGATTGTCTCCCTGCCACTCATAGCCGTATGTCGATGCGTAGGCACTGATTGCCCAGCACATCCACATATCGTAGTCATGGAACTGCTCTGCCAGAACATTTAACTTCTTATCCAGCAGACCGATTCTGTCAGGCACGGCAATCATCTGCCCTGTTGTGGTATCGTATCGGCTTGTGAGGAACGGCGCTTCGCCACAGGTGATTTCAAGACAAGTCTTGTTGATGTATTCTTTCCAGTCCTTGCCTACCAAGTCTTTCTCTGCAACGTCTGCCATCTTCTTGCAAACCCAAGTCGGCGTGAACACCTCAGCTTTCTTGCTGGTGCGCTTCTTCTGGTCTGCAATCCGTTTCTGCACACGAGGGACAAACTGAACTTTTTCCAACTGTTCCAGCGTGATTTCATCTGCAAAGCCCACGCCTAGTTCAGGCGGCGGGTCTGTCGCCCAGATAATGTTCTTGCCTGTCGTGTGGTCTTGCAAGAGGACAGGAAGGAATGTGCGTAGGCAGGGGTCGGAAAAGTCAATCAAAGTTCCCATTTGTCAGCCCTCACCATGATTTTGTTCTTCTCTTTCAGCCAGTCCTTGACGCAATGAAAGCAATGCTCACGGTTCTGGCAACGCTCCGGGTCACGATGTTTGATAAGCTCACAGATGCCCCGCGTAAAGTTTTCTGTAATATCTTCGTCCGTCATAGAGCGGATAAAATCGCCGTTAGTCATGTTTTTTCCTCTTTATGTTCCCCGTCAATCGGCTTTTGTTACGACTGTATCTGCTCCATTGACAGTAACCCATCCATGCTTCAGTCTGGCTTCAGCTTCTTTCATCTGAATCAGTTCGGGAGTGATGGATTCCGACACGATACGATTCGATTCTGCTTCTGCCTGTGCTTCGATCACTTTCACATCGGCCTCCGTCTGAGCCTTCACCTTGTCCGTCTCAGCCTGTGCAAGAGCAGTCTGCTTGTTCAGCTCAGCGATCTCAGCGTCCTGCTTTGCTTGTTCTTTCGCTCTAATCTTTTCGGTCAGGGTGTCATCCAGCTCTACGTCAATCACGAGGGCACTTGAAACGTTGATTCCGTATTCATTGGTAAGCTTTTCGTTCAAATAATTTGTGATTGCGTTGTTTACTTCCGTTTTCTTTTCAGAATAAATATCCATTACAGAAAACTGGGGCGTTACCTCCTTGACGTAGGCGATAATGCTGTTCTGGATGCGGCTTTCCACAAGCGTTTCGCCATCCATTCCGTTAAAACGGCTGTAGAGTTCAACAACACGATCTGGAATGAAGTTATAATTTACGGTAAGGTTTACTCCAACCATTCCACCGCTTGCAGGAGCATCAATATGCCAATCTGCGTGTTCTTTTGCGTTATAATCTGCCGGGTCATCCGAAAAAATAAGTTGCTGCTGACTGATAGGGAACTTGCTAACGTGCTTCATGGGAGAAAGAAAGTGCCAACCCTGTGACAAGGTGTTCTGCTCAACACCTCGTGCTGAATAAACAACTCCAACATAACCAACAGGTACTCTCTCCAAACACAGCAAAAGAACCACTGCAACAAAAAATGCTGCTACCACAGAAGAAATAATAGTTGCTACTTTTTCATGTTTTACTCCTTATCGTTAAAATTGTTGATAATCAAAAAAGCAACCGCCCAAGATAACAAAAAGAAAGCAATAAGTTCTTTCACCTCTCTGTCACCTCTCTGTACTCCACGTCAATCCCTTTTGGCAAAGCCGTCTGGTACTTCTGAGCCAACTGTTCTGCGCTCTGGGCATCACCCAACGGCTGTTCAGGCGGTGCAACGGTGACTTCCACGTTGTCACGCATACCAAAGTAGTTCTTGGCCCGGAAAATCCACTCTGCCGGGTTCTCCTGACCGTACATACCGTTGTACGCCCACATGGACTGCATTTGCAGAATCAGTTTCAGGATGTACTTCTGTTGTAAGCTGTCGTCACGACGCTTGCCCGCCATAATTTGCTTCAAGCTCACCCATTCGATGCCCAGAACCAGTGCAATCCATTCCACCACAGGGGAAATTCTAGCTTCGATGCAAGCGTCAAAAAAGAAGTCAAGGCGCTGCTGCACTTCAATTGGGTTGTTCATGTCCACGCTCGGAAGGTCGCCAAAATACTTGGCTGCAATCATGCCGATGACCTTCTTGTCCTCTTCATCACCGATTCTCGACTGCAAATCGCCTGTGTTCATCATCTTCGACCTCGTGATTGCCAACTCCTGTTGCTCTTTCACCTTTTTACTTACCTGTGAGCGGATAGATTTCCGCTTGTTAAGCATCTGTTGTTTCTTCTTCTCACGCTCTTTTTCACGCTTCGCAGCGGCTTCTTCTTTCGCCTTTTGCGCCCGCTTCTCACGCTTTTTCTTTTCAGCTTCGGTCAGCGGCGGTCTGCCACGACCACGCTTTGGGGGGGTTGCCAAGAGTTATCACCTCTTTTGCTCTTTTTCTACTCTTTCAAAGAAAAATTCGATTGGCTTTTCGTTTTCAATTACATTTCCATAAGCTACGCCGATTTTATAAATGTAGTCGTTTCTTAGCTTGCGTGGAATTTCAGAAATGTATCGTCGGAACACTTCTAAGGAATTTGCACGTTTATAATGATTGCACATACGACAAGCGGGCATGAGATTTGAAACGTCATTGGCGTTTTTGTCTTTTGTTTCCCACGACCGTAATGGTTTGAAATGATCTACTTGCATATCCTTGTAAGAGATTTCTTTCCCGCAATAAGCACAGCGTCCGCCGTATTTTTGATATATAATTTCACGAATTTTTTTGTTAATTGACATTACATGCCTCCGACAAAAAAGTTTTGCAAAATACGCCTCGTTCACTCTTTAGCAAAATTTGTTCTGCCTGATTGAATACGTCATCTGGAACTGAAAGTTCAATGGTTCCATCGTTTTTCTTCGCAATCACGTTAATAATCAAAATATCCGGTTCTATATTTTTCATTTTTGGTTTGGGTGTTGCCATGTATCAGACCTCCTTGACAGGCTTCCAAACAGGGTATGCGCATGGATGCTTTGCAACTACATTCCACAACCACTTATATGGATAACCTACGCAATCGGACTTTGTAATTTGCCCAGCAATCGCCGTCACATAGCCGTTTTCATCTGCATCTTCTTTCTTGGGCGGCTTCTCAAATGTGCTTATCCACAAGCCCTCAAAGCCAATTTCGCTATAAGAACAGGTTTCAAAATAGTGCGTAGCCATTCCAAGTTCCTGCTCAATATCGCTAAGGATGCTCTTGTCATCCTCGTCTGCTTCGGTTTCGAGAACAAGGTAAATTCGCTTTTTCATACTCTTACCTCTTCATTTTCGTTTCGATGCCGTCTAGCTTACATGAAATCCACCAGACGGAACAACAGTTTTCAACCTGCCGCCACCAAGCGCACTTTTCTTTCTCGCAGACGCACCGACCAAGCGGATTGCTGGTCATCTTCATCGGGCAGTAAAGTTCGTTGTCCATCATTTCCACCCCATCACAACAGCCGTACAAACGGCCAGACACACGTTGACGAACAGCCAGACAAGCATTGCCTGCCGTTTTTCAAACAGGTTGTCTACCGTGTTTTTGATTGTCCGTTCGGATTGAACCACTACCGCCAGCAGGACTAGGCAGACCAGCCAGCGAGTTGCAAATTCAAACATTGTTATCCTCCATCAAATCATCCATGGTATTGTCGTACCATACAAACGTATTGCCACATCTATCGCATTTCATTGTCATGCTTGGCTTTCCTCCAATCTCTTTAGTAGCCCATCCACGTCATACCGCCAATGGACACGCAGCCTTTTTGCTTTGACCTCTATCCCCTCTTGCTCTGCCCACTGCCAAGGGATGCTCTTCCGGTTCTCGTTGTAACGGAACGCCAGAACCTTGCTGGCAGGGATTGCAAAGGTGCGGTTGACTGCCCTGTAATTCACTATCACATGGGCGGTCTGACCACTGTACCCCATTGCTTCCGCCATGTCAGTGATGTGCTTTTCCTTGCGGTATTTGCACTTTGCCTTGTCGTACTTACCGAACACCTTTTCCAAAGGGATAGAGGGCGTTTCGATGGTTTTCAGTTCAAACAGGTGGTTCATCGGGTATCGGTACACAAGGAAATCGCAGATGTTGTCGATGGAAAACGACAGGCTCTCGTTGCCGCCGTAGTAAGTGGCAGCACTGTCTTTCAGGCGGTAGCACCACGCATCGGATGGGACGGATGCTTTGAAGTCTGCTTCAAACTGCTTGCCAGTGTTCATGCGTTTTCCTTTGGTTCATCAGGTAAAGGCATCCAATGTGTTACATTTTCAAGTCGTTTTTCATCAAATGTTGTCAGCCAATCGCCATCGTCTGTGAGCACTGCCGTTTGCATTCTGCTCGTTTCGTCATATACTGTTTCGTCAAATACCAGAACAGGTTTGCTTTCATACCAAAGCGTACATTCTCTGTCTCCATCTACTTCGATGACTTCTTCCGTCATTTCAGGCAATTTGTCTTTGACACTTGTCCATGCGATAGATGGGTAGTTTTCAAGCTGTTTGGCAAGTGCCAAAACAAGGTCAGCAACTGCGTCAAGGGCAACTCCTTTATCGTATTCAGAGTAAATCCCGCTGTTCATAAGCGTTTTAGCTTCGGCTTTTTTACCGTTCCCGCTTTTCTTCCACGCTTCAATAAACGGCTCTACGTCAACAAGTCTCATCCTCGTTCACCTCTAAATTCACTTCCGAGAAACCGCTTCTTGCCTTTTTCCCGGTGCTTGTCCTCATAATCGCGGTGGTACACGCTCTGGCTGTGGTTCAGCTCATACACGAACGCCTTGCGTTCCTCGAAGTCTTTCTTCTCTGCCTTGTACTTCTCGCAAGTGTCGTGGCAGGCTTGGTGGCGCGATGTGCAGTTTAGACAGCAGGTAATCATCTTTCCAAACGCCCGTCCAGCCAGATAGCGCAGCTCTTATATAAGGTAGGCGGTCAAGACGAAGGAACTTCTTCGCAGATGGTTTCGAGTTCTTCAACATCTGCTGGCTCAAAAACAAGAGATGCGCCTTCGCATTCATATTTCTTTGCTTCCCAGTCCACTTTGAATTTTTCAAAATCGTTCTTGTATCGAGGGAACGGATGCGTTTGCTCTGCGTAATAAACGCCCATCATAACTTTTTCATCATCTTCTGGCTTCCAGCTTTCGAGATGATAACTTTCGTGGTTGTCATACTCCCAAAGGGACAGTTCAACAATCAATCCAGAAAAAGCATCGTACATCTGTTGGAGACTTTCAAAATCCCGATAAACCAGCCCTTGCCCCTTGTGGGATTCTTTGATTTGTTCGATGCTTTTCCCGCCAGTTTTCAGGCGGCATCGAACTACTTTCGGACGGTAAAACATAGCGTTCCTTTCTCGCCTTTTGTTCCGGTAGCGTAACCGTTAGTTAAAAGGGAGCGAACCGTCGTCCTCAATCACGGAAAAGTCATCGTTCACACCCTGCGAGTAGCCGGAGCCAGACCCACCAGACAGCGTTTTCTTCGGTCTGACTTCATAATCGCCGGAACGAATCTTGTCCACGCTGGTAAAGCGGTCAACAACGAGCTTGGTCTTGACGTTGCCATCGTTGACCATGTACTCTTCCTCACGGAGAACCACGCCGACCAGCTTGCCACGCAGGGCCTTTTCATCGTTGTTGAACTTGTAGCCGGGATTGGACTGCTCCACAGCGGTGATGAAACCCTTGAAGAATGGCAGCGCCTTCTCTTTGTAGCTCTTGATGGTCTTGCCGCCCCATGCCCATTCGCCCGGATTCAGCTTACCGCGCTCGATAAGGGAAGCTGTCTGCTCACGCCAGTAACCCTTGAACTCGCCCTCTGCGACTTCCCACTCGATGTTCAGACGCTCCTTTGCGGGTTCGTCCGTTGCCTTGCAGATACCGGCAACATAGCCGCCAACAGGCAAGTCACGGCGTTCGGTGGCTTCCTGCACGTCATTCCAGTTGATGTTCTTCATCTGTTACTCTCCTTTGCTGTCCGGCTGAACCGGGATGTTGTAATACTCACGGATGGTCTTGTCTACGGCGGCGAGGTCGTTCTCGATCAGTGCATCGTTGAACATTCCCAGAGGGGTTTTCACGGTGTCCATCCCATCATTGCGAGTGCTGAACAGGTATCGCCCATCCTGTACAACGGTTTTCAGGACGATGGTGAAGTACCCCTCCACGCAGACCTTCTCGTCCAGCAGCTTACCGATGGTCTTGAACTTCTCGCCACCGTCTCCGTCACGCTCGCTGTGACCGAAAAAGTAGACCACAACATCATCCGGCAGTTCTTTCGCCCGCATCAGCAAGGTGTTGAAGTTGGCTGCCATGTCGGTAAACTTCTGGTATCCAGCGACCTTTGCGTTCCGCATGAACTCGCCAGTCATAAGGTAGGTGGCATCGTCAATGACGATGGACTTACGCTTGGTGTTGTGGATTGCAGCATCAATCTTGCCGTAGTCGTTTGTGATATAGGTTTTCATGTTGCTGCGGAACGGCAGCGGCTTTCCAAGCACGTTGATAACCGCAACCTGTTCCGGGTCAAAGTTCCGAAGCGAAGCGGATTTACCGCTGCCGGAGTGACCGTAGACCATTACTAATACTGCCATTTTTCTTTCCTTTCTTCGGCTTCATTAGGCTTCATTGTTCTTACTTTGGCTTAACTTGGCTGTACAAAATCAACCAGCCATCAGCTCCTCCAACTGTGCCCGGAGGTCTTTCAACTCCGCTTCCCTGTCCTCGATTTCAGACCGCAAGTCCTCAATCTCAGCCAGCCGGTCAGCTTCTTTGGCTTCTGCTTCCTGCTCATGGGTCAGGAAATACACGCCGTCCTCCGGCTCTGTAACGCCACCGAACCTGTCAAGGTTAATCATCTTTTGGTCTCCCCCTCTTACGTTTCTCTTTGATTTGCAACGCACTGTACCACTGGTCTTTGTCAATTTCGATGGTAGACCACCGATGGTTACAGACAAGGCACTTTTTTCTGCGAACGATGCTGTCGTGGTCTGACCGGCTGTCAACCGTTGTAATGTTGTCGCTACCGCACACTGGGCATTTCACCGTACATCCCTCCACTTGTTAGTATGAGCGGGAATGCGGTTCAACTTCCCCATCCGTTCGTTATCTTCGTGCTCTTTTTCCGAGCTCACTCCAAGCGCACACAAAACCAGAGCGGTGGCTAGTAACATCAGCGAAACAAATGCCCATCCAAGCATCTGTACTGTACTCTCGCATCCATTTATTGTATCGCCACAGCTAACGGCTACGATTGCGGCGACGATACCAAGTATGGTAAGCACGTTTCCTTTTACGGTTTTCATTTTGTCCCTTCTTTCAGAATGATATCGAATAAAAATGGTTTGCTTGCATCAATCACGACTATTGCATTTAGCACTTCAGCTATTTTTGCAAGCGTATCAGCCTTAACGCCCGTCTTGTATGGCGCTTTATTCGGGCTTGTAATGTTGTATATCGTTGGAGCCGACACGCCACTTCTGCGGATAAGCTCCGATGCCTTCATATCGCGTTCTTCAAGAGCGGCTTCCAGCGTCATGCCTTTTCCTCTGTGTTCTTTGATTCTCTGCGTCTGAAAATCCAACCGGTTGTCATCAAAGCGCCAACACCTATGATGTACCATGTCGCCTTAGCTCCGACTAAAAGCTCGATGTGATGCACCAGCCAGAAGTTCAGCAGAAACACTGCGAGAATAAACGCTAAGACAATGCCCCAGATCATGGCGATTTCTACAAGTGCTTTCATTTTTCTCCTTTCGTTTTTGAATGTTTTTCAGCCGTTCCTTTTCACGGCTGTGCCAACGGATTTCCCGCTGGCCGTAGTATTTACCATTCATAAGTCAGTTCCCCTGTTGCAAGCATCCTCGATACCTCACCGTAATGCTTGCCCATCTTATCTGCAAGAGCTTGAACCTGCCCTATGGATGGAATCTTTTTTTCTTCCAGTGCTTTCTCGTTTAAGGCTCGTTCTCTTCGTATGCTCTGATGTTTCGCAATACTTGCAAAAGCTGCATCTTTCGCGCAATCTTTGTGGTACTTTTGTGCCGCAGACATTTTAATCATTGGCTTACCGCACCATTGGCACACGGTTTTTACTGGAGTGAACCCACGTCCTGAACTCAATGCTTTACGTCTCGCGCGCTTTTGTTCGCACGAGGCATCCCTTTTACATTGTGTGCAATATTTTTTGCGTGGGTTTACCCTACCCAAAAAAACTCCGCAGCGCTCGCAATATTTAATCTCCATCTTCATTCGGTTTACCCGCTTTTTTTGGCTTCCCGATTGTGCCGTTCAAAGCACTGGTTGATGGATTTCTCCATCCATAGCACCTTGTTAGCATCGTTTCTGGATACGCCAGCAGCCATTGCAAGCTTTAGCCTGCGCTTACGGCTTTGCGCTTTACGAAATTTCATCACCAGCACTCACCAGCCTTATCTATGATGAACTTCGGGACTTCCTTTCCTGTGGCAATGCACAGCGCAACTAGCTTTTCGACCCAGATGTCAAACAGGCTTTCTTTTGGCATATAGCACTGGCCAACGCAAGGCTCCTTAAAACTTTTCCAGATCGTCAGGCCGACAGCGCCATCCGTGACCGTCCATATCATACTGTAGCCTTCATTGCACAGGTTGTACAAAATGTCTCGTGCTTTGCTTTTGGCTTCGTTGATTTCAAAGGCATCCCAACGCTTTTTGCTTTCCTCGTAGGCCTTGATCGCATCGTCAATGGCGTGGTGCGCTTCTTCCGGGTGCTCAAGGTCAACTTCAACCTTTAAAGTGATAAACCGCCTCATGTTCAGTCCTCCTTCTGCTCAATTTCAAGAATCTTACAGATGCTCTGGATAATCTTTTCCGGCTTTCGCTCGCCACGAAGAATCTTGTAGAGGTACGAATCATCAAGGAACAATCCAGTATCGCTTTGAACCGCCTGAATCAGCTCCGTTTGCTTCATACCTCGCTGCAACAGCTTCATCTTCACTTCTAACTCAAAGCCAGAACGGAAGCTTTCTTTCAAAATTTCACCTCCATTTGCTAAAATCTATTGACAAGTACGGAAAACTGTACTAATATAAAGGTGTAGAGAGTTTATATTGTACAGCGTTCTGTACTGCCTGTGTCTGTATTATAGTACAGCAACTTGTACAAGTCAACTCTTTTGTACAAAATTCTGTGCATTTGTATACTTGCACAAATATGGGAGTGTTCTTATGTCGGACTTGTACAACAACATTCATGCGCTCTGTGAAAAAGAGGGCATCAAAGACGGAACTCTTTGTAGCAACATTGGGATTCGCCGCAGTTTTCTTTCCGAGTTAAAAGCCGGAAGGACTAAGAGTTTGTCTACCGAGGTTCTTTCTAAAATTGCAACTTACTTCAACGTATCAGTTGACTACCTTCTTACTGGCAACCAAAAAGAAAACCCGCCCCAGCAGCCGCAATGTGAAGTCGATGCAGCAGTGGAGCGGATTAGAAGAAAACTTGAATCTATGCCGAAGGAACAGCGTGAAGCTCTGATGAACCTGATCGAGAAGATGTGACGTTCATGCCCGGTAAAATAAAAGAATCCCTTGTGCCGGGCTGGTATAGCTCTGCGCAAGGGATTTTCTGTTATTCTAGGTCTAGGGCTTGCTCCGCTGCCGGAATCTTTTCAGGATGTTCCAGCAGCCATGCAATAAATCGGTCAATCTTGGCTCTTTCCTGTTCACTCATTGTGGCATATCCTCCCGATCGGTAATTTCAGATGTTCATTTGATACGATTATACATCTTCTAGTTGTAAAGTCAATGTATTTTTAACAACTTTGTAAAAATCAATCGTTTTCTTCACATCCATCACTTCACATCAGGGAAGCCGCGAGTGTTCAAGTCAAAAGGGACAACGCCTATCCATCTTTCCTCCAATCACAGCTCTACGAGCTGCCCGTCAATGCGTTCGATGTTATCTGCCGGGTCGCGTCCATCGTTTAAGGCGGCTATGGCGCGTTCCAGAACGTTTTTTGCTTCTTCATAAGCAAACCTATCAGCATCGTTGTTCGCAAGGTTGTAGACCAGCTTTAAAGCGGTCTGGCGGGCATAGGGAATGAGCATGGTGTCAATCTGGTTCATACACTAACCCTCCCACGGTTTCGGCGTTTTGTTTTCGTTCGGTTCAGATGCGGGCATTCCGTCAATGATAATCATGTTGTTACCTCCTGTTTTGATTGTTTTTTCGATGGTACAGTTATAACACAGGCTGCTGTTGGTTCTCCATAGCAGCTTTTTCCATTTTTGGCTTGTCGAATCCAGCAGTTTTGCCGGATTTTGTTGAAAGGGTGAGAATTTATGGATGAATATTTAGTAAGAACAGCCAAAGCATTAGAGATGGCTCGAATGTGTTCCGGTTTGAGCCAGCAAAAGTTGGCGGCACGGATGGGCGTGAATCGTGGTACGGTAGCAAATTGGGAGCAAGGTCTGGCAGCCATCTCCCTGCCGATGGCTATGCGCTGGTTCACCTGCTGCGGCGTATCGGTGGCTCGATACATGGACGCTTGCATTCACCCAGGGTTGCTGGAACACTTGGAAGATGACCTTTCCGATTTGGAGAAACGGCGGATTCTCATAGATGCTATGATGGAGTGCTCTTCCTATGAGATAGAAGCCTTGCTGTACATCAGGTACGGAGATCACGGTTCAGACCATATCGGCGTGTTGACGGAGATTCTGGCAAACCTCCACACGCCGTTGAAGGACAGGGTCGCTGTCTGCCGGATGGTGTCTGGTAGCTATGAGATGGCACAGGCCATCGGAACAGACCCAGACCCGAACGGAACCGCCCCAAAGATGGAGATTCTCTATCAGGCGCAGGACGCTGGAACGGAAGCTGCTATGAAGTCCAACGATTCTTATACCGTGAATCCAAATAATATAACTGGCTGATTGTCGAATTATCGCAGTTTTTGAGAAACTTTTTGTCCACGTTCATCCACTTTTTGTACACCTATCGGGCAAATTCGCCTTGTCATTCCGTCCCCCATAGGCTGTAAATCGACAACATTCGAGCGGAATAAATAACGAGTTATCGTTAATCTATTGCCTGTGGTTGGTCGGCTTGTCAATCTGTCCCCCATAGCATTGAATTAAAAGTTTTTCATCCACTTTTTGTACACGTTAGGTAAATCTAACCGTTAAGCGTTTCAACCTTTCGGATGTTGAACATCTGTTTATTTAGCAATATTGCTTTGTGCTTTCCACTTTTTAAGAGAGAAAGAAAAGATTTTGTGGAAAATTTTCTTCTTCTGCTATTAGTAGAAGTTATTTTATAATCTTGTTAATAGTCTTGTTTTATATAATGTAAAGAGGTGTACAAAAAATGGATATAGGTGTACAGATTGTGAAAATAGGTGTACGAAATGTGGATAGTTAGGTGTACAAAAAGTGGAAACAGGTGTACACTTGCTATTGATTTGTACACCTGTTTGTGATATACTCTTATATGAGAGGAGGAGCGATAAGATTGTCTGATATTAAAGGCGGGAACTTGGTTGAGAAAAGCAGACAGCTTGTTTGGGCAAAGTTCACTGACTATACAGCAGGAGAACTACGGTTACTTGAAGTATATCTTAGCCGCATCAATCCGAGAGACCCTGAAACTTCAACGGTTCAGTTTACATTACAAGAGTATTGCGAGTTTTTGGGGTTGAAAATCAACTCTAAGAATTTGAAAGCACAGGTCAAGCATTTCATCGACAACTCCGTTGAAGTTCCTAGAGGTGACGGTTCAGGCTCGTTTGACCTATATCCCCTGTTCAGTAGAGCAACTGTAAACTTTGAACCCAGTTTGATGAATATTACTGTATCGCTGTGTTGTAACCCGCTTCTGCAACCTGTTTTCTTCGACATTGCAGAGCGTGGATATGTCAAATATCGCTTACGCTACACAGCGAATATGAAATCGCAGTATAGTATTTTGCTGTATTCAATTCTCCGAGAGTTCATCGGACGTGGCGTGAGTCAGCCAGAAATTACGTTGGATAGATTAAGGGAACAGCTTGGTGCAAGAGAACCTAGCTATCAAGAGTTCAAGCATCTTAGGCGGCGTGTCATTGATATTGCGGTAGCTGAAATAAACGAAGTATCAGACCTGTGCGTTGAATATGACAAGGTCATGAGAGGCCGCAATGCGGTTGCTGTGAAGTTCAATGTAGCTTTCAAATCTAATGAGCCAGTCATAGACGTGGAAGCTAACGAGGTCGAAAGCGTAGAGCTAAAAGATGTTCCAAAGAGCCAACGACCTGTTAGAAAGCCCCGCAGCGGCGCATACGAGGATGTGGATTGGATATCTATTGCGCCGGAGATGTCTAAAAGCCAGTGTATCTTGATTGCAAAGCTGGTGGCAAAGAGATTGCCGGAGAAATATCCGAACATCAAGCCTAACAAGAAAAAGGAAGCTGTTGTGAACATCATTGAGAATGCGTACAGAGTTCTTGTCAGTGAGCGACTTGATAGGATTGAAAAAGACCCCGGCGCTTATATGTACTCAATTTTGAAAGAAGCAGACCTTGACGATTATGCTACATTTGATGATAGCTTCTTGAAGTAGTCAGATGAAGCACATTAAGCAGGGTGGGCAGATGATGCAGAAAGGAGCGAGAATGGGTTGGATTAGCGTAAAAGATAAGATGCCAGACAAGTACGTTCAGATTATCATTTATGATAAAGTGATGGGCGTTACTTTCGGTTATTATGGTGACTTCAAAGGCGAAAAAATGGTATACAGATGATGTGTTGACGGATGCGTTCTATGGAAACAATAGTGAAACGCAACTGATTGATGATAATGTGTTATATCATGTAACCCATTGGATGCCACTTCCTGATGAACCCGAAGAATAAAGAAAGAGTGATAAAATGGCAAAAATCATAGCTGTCGCCAACCAGAAGGGTGGCACAGGAAAGACAACCACAAGCACCTGTCTGGCTGGTGCGTTGCAGCTGCTCGGCAAAAAAGTCCTATTGGTGGACTGCGATGCCCAGTGCAACGCAACGGACACCTACGGCGCACAGACAGAGGACGTATGCACCCTGTTTGACGTGATGACCCGGCAAGGAACGGTAGAGGAAGGAATCCAGCACTGTGAAGCTGGTGACATTCTTCCATCTGACAGCGCGTTGAAGGACATTGACGAACAGCTTGTTCGGGACATGGGTAAGAACTTCCGGCTGCGAGAAGCCCTTGAAAGCGTGTCCGGGCAATATGATTACATTGTGCTGGACACTCCCCCGCAGCTTGGTCTTGCGCTTGTGAACGCTCTGATCGCCGCTAATAGCATCATCGTGCCCATCACAGCAGACCGTTACGCACTGGCTGGTTTGAGCCAGCTTTCGCAGACAATCAGCGATGTTCGCAGATACTTCAATCCGACTTTGAAGATTGAAGGTCTGCTTCTGAACCAGTACAAGAGCCGTGAGAACCTGTCCAAAGAGGTTGTGGAGCAGCTTCCTGTGATTGCACAGAGCATGGGCACAACCCTGCTGGACGTGAAGATTAGACCGTCTATGGGCGTTCGTAAGGCGCAGGCAGAGCGGCACAGCCTGTTCAGCGGCGACACGGCAAAGAGTACCAGCGCAGAGGACTTCAAGGCACTGGCGCAGAAAATTGTAGAGGGGGATAAAAATGGTTGAGTACATAGAGCGGAGAGTTCTTATGGAAAAGTTCAAGAAATCATATTGTAAAGATTGCCAAAACTACAATGGAGTTCGATGCGGTGCTTGTTGTAATGCCATTGACATCTTAAAAAGCATTCCTTCTGTTGCCATTAAGAATCTTCATCCGATGGCTGAATGGATTGTACAGGACGATACATTTACAAGGTTTGAGTGCAGCAGATGCCACACAAAAAATCATCATACACGTTGGAACTACTGCCCGAACTGTGGAGCGCGGATGGAGGAAGCAGAATGAAGTCAACCAGCAAAAAATCCACAGGTTTGCTTGGCGGGTTTGATTTTCAGCCTATTTTTTCGGAGCAGACATTAAGCCAAAGTGAGCCAAAGGAAGAAGAAGTAAGCCAAGCAAAGCCAAACGAAGCCGAACAAGCACAGATTAAGCCCAGTGAAGCCACAGACAGCCTTGCACAGCCTAATGAAGCCCAGTTAAGCAGTATTAAGCCGAAGCAAGCCAAAGACAGCGAAACGCAGCCGAACAATGCCGCAGTAAGCGAAAGTAAGCCAAAGAAGCTGAAACAGGCGAAAGAAGTTCAACGTCTTATCGAACAAGGCGATGTTTCCGGTGCACTAGCCGAAGCTGGCTTGACAAAGAAAAAAATCCCGATGCCGGAATCGCATCAGGGTGTTGCAAGTGGTGATGGCAAGCGTTCAAAGCGCATTACCATCCTTATGAGCGAGGAAGAACGCAAGTACATCAACCGTGAAGCAAGGCGGCACGGAATGACGATCGGACAGTTCGTGTACGCTCTGGCAGTTGCGGCGGCAGATGGGAAGATTGAGCTGGAAGATTTCTTGGAGGATTGACGTATGATTGTTTATAGACCTCATCGTGGCTCTTTGGAAGATGCCATGAAAGAAGTAAAAACATTTGGCAACTGGTATCAGATGACACATTATATTGCAAATAATTGGAATTTGGCGGTTGGCAAGAAAGTGATAGACCCTGATGATATTGTTATGGACGATAAACCGGTCAATGATGACCGTGTTGGTTGGAAAGACGTTCACATGGTTTTGGCAACTCGTATTGGGAACGACAATTTTATGGAGAAATACGGAAACCCGCAGTGTATCGGGTATTGCACTTACGATGTCTCAAGTGTCAAAAAATACTTAACACCGAAAGAAGTAGGGGGCGAAAACTTTTATTGGGTCAAAATCCAGTACGATGATGACGAAAAATGCAGACACTTTCAAGCTCCGTTCGTGTTGTTTGCGAACAGCAAAGAGGAAGCAAAAGCAAGAATTGAGAGAGAAGTTCCCGGCAAGTTTTCCATTGTCAGTGTGGTAGAACTCGACAAGAGCCTTGTAATCACTCCGCAAGATTTGTTTGACATGAGGTCAAAATCAACACTTTGGGAATGAGGAAAAGATTATGCGCACATATAAGCCACGCAAGCGCAGAAGCAAAGAGGAACAAGCCAAAATAAACGCAGAGGTAGCAAAACGTAAAGCAAAACTGGCTGAAAAGTACAACACTGACACTCAATATTACAAAGGCATTCCTGTTGAGCTGATTGTAAGAGAGGACTACGGTTGATACAAAGCAAAGCGTTTCAAAATCAACGGTAGTAATCAAAACGTGTGGATTCCGAACTGTTATCTTGAAGATGATGGAACAATCAAGGCGAATATGAACATTGATTTTGTATTCCGTAAGTCTGTAAACCAGTTAAACAAAGCTGGAATCACGCAAGCGATTATTGGAATCAAACGTAAAATGCCGGAAACAGATGCGCCAAATCTCAAAAGCACAATGCAAAAAATCGGAGATACAGGAACTTGCTAAAGTACAAACCCCTGTGCGGTCATTGCGACTACACAGGGGTTTTGTTTTACTTATCAGCAATGCAATCCCAGTAGAGATATGCCTTGCCGTCTGCGGCGTCTGCGTCCTCAAGGAACGCCTTTGCCATGTCAGCGTAGAAGCCCGGAGTGTCAACGGACTGACGCTTTGCGACCTGACAATAATCCGAGTACATCATGTTCATGACAGCCCAGAAATCGTTCGGGTCACAGTTGATGTTGCGCTGTTTCGCAACGTCCTGCGTCTGTTCCAGCGTCCAGTGACAGCCCTTTGTGCCGTCAGCGTTTACCATGTTGTCGCACCATTCCTCTGCTTCATCATGGGTGAGGTGCTGGCGTGGCATCCTGATAGAGCGGCTGTCTGCACCGCCGCGTTCGTACTGTCCAGACCGCTTGTCCCAGTCTCCGTTCTGCGAGAAGCCGATTTGCGGCATTCTGCGCCCATTCTCTACGTCAGGGTAGCGGGGGATAGGGTAGGGGTCGATGTAGCGGTTCTCTTCCTGCGGATAATAGGAATAGCGGTCGTTGCCACTTTCCAGCTTACGCAGACGGCGTTCCATCTCACGCTCCCTGCGGTCACGCTCTTCTTCGAGGCGGTCACGTTCCGGTTCACGGTTTTTGTCGTATTCACGGAGCATCATCATGCGGCGAAAATTAGTCTTGCCCATAATCTATACCTCCTTAAGAAATAGACGCGGGTGCGCCAGCGTGTGAGCGGCAGAAGCAGCCAAGATATTTGAACGTGCCTGTGCCAGTGGCAGACGTTGTCACACGGGTAGCGTAGCGGGTGCGAGTGTGGATGCTCTCAGCGGTTGCCTGAGCGCAGTTGCAGTCGGTCAGAGGGTATGCAGTAGTGCCTGCACCGATGGTGATGACCACAGGGGCGTTGATGGTGGTCGTGTCCGGCAAAGCCTGGGCAACTACGATGCAATACTTCTCTCCGTTCTGGTATGCGCCGGCAGGGATATTGATGGTCAGCGTGTCATTGGCGAAAGTCACCGACTGGCTCAAGACCAGATGGGGGCAGAGTTTGCAGCTTGTTTTGCAAGCCATAATGTTTTCCTCCTAAAAAATCAGGGGCAGAGGTGTTTTACCCCTGCCCCGATGGTTCACCCGGTGTTATCGGGGAGTGTGTTGGTTAGCAGCAGCCGCAGCAGTTCACGCCCACGTTGGGGTTTGCCACCTGATAAGCGGGAATCGGACGAGGATTGACCCGGTTCAGGATGGTATCGGTCTGCTGAGACATCACGGTGGTCAGAAGCGCATTCTGACGATCCTGAGAAGCCGCAAACTTCAAGTTCTGGTTCTCAGCGGTCAGAGTGGCAATCTTGTCCTGCGTGAAGTAGTCCATCATGCTGCGGAAGTTGGCGTTGCAATTGTCCACGATGGCGCGGGCATTGTCTGCGATAGCCTGACGGGTAGCGCAGTCCTCCGTTGCGATGGTGTACTTCAGGTCGCCGATCAGCTGCTTGTTCTCGCAGCAGCAAGATGCAAGCTGCGTGGCAAGTGCGGTCTGACCGGCCTGCCGAGCGTTGCCCTCCTGCATGATGGCAAGGCTGATGGCGTTGTCACCGTTGGACACACTGCGTTCCAGACCGTTCACAAGCTGTGCGTTCTGGTAGCCAAGCTGACAGATGGCGCTGTTCACGCCTGCAAAGCCGTTCGCGATGTTGGTGTTGATGCCGTTGATCTGCGCCAGCTGGTCATAGCCCAGAGAGCAGATACCGCTCTGGATGCCCGCCAGAGAGCGAGAGGTATCCTGCTGGTAGAAGCCCTCAGACAGAGCCGCACGGGTGTCTGCACCGCCTTGACCAGTTGCGCCAGTGCCGACTAGATAGGGGATGTAGGCGTTCATGCCGTTGTCGCCGCCGTTCCGGCCATAGCCGTTCGTGCCCCAGCCGAAGATGATGGCGAGGATAATAACCGCCCACAGACCTTCGTTGCCGAAGAATCCGCCGTTGTTATTGCCGCCGTCCTGCCCAGCCAGATAGCCAGTTGCAAAATCGTCCATAACAAAACTCCTTTCAGTTTTGCGTTATGCTATCCCACCGCCGTGTGCGATGGGCGAAGCCAAACAAAAGCGGTTTTTGTCAAGTCCGCAAAACTGAGAAGCGTTTCGCTTAGAGGGATGCGTTATCGGGGCAGCGTCAGGTTCAGGGCGCTTGCCAGCTGGTTCAGGTCGATGCCGCGCTCTTTGGCCAAGTTCTGCGCCATCGTTCGGAGTTGTGCTTCGTTTTTGCCCTGAATCAGGTTCAGCCCCTGCATGATGGGTGCGCTCTGCCCACCCAGCTGCTGGATAAGCCCCATCGGGTTCTGCCCTGCACGAGCTAGATTTGCAAGCTGCATGATAGGGCTGTGAGTAATCATATCAAACGGAGAGGGCATCACTTATTCTCCTTTCTTCGCTGCGGCAGTGGGCTTAGAAAAGCTCTTCTGCCACTTTTCCAGTTCATCCAGCCGATGCACAAGGGCGTTGTACTGCTCAATAGGCACATACTGCTGTGCCGGTGCAGCGGTCTGCTGTGCCTGTTGTGCCTGCATTTGCCGCCATGCTTCCGGGCTGTAGAACTCCTGCACATAGGATTCGCAGGTGTCCGGGTTAAGCCGCTTGCAGTAGATTACGCCGCTACGCAAGTCCGGGCAGTAGGTCGGTCTACCGTACAGGTCAGACGGTATTGCCAAAAACTCCTCCCTGCTGGAAACAGGTCTACCAAGCAACCAGCCACCATCTTGTGCCGACTGCTGAACAGGCTGTTGCCCATTCATCGGCTGCGGACGCTGCGGCTGCGCCTGTTGCATCTGCGCGTTCGGTAGGGGAGTGGCAAGCCCAACTGTTCCCATGCCGCCGTAAGGATTGACAGGCTGCTGCGGAACGTAAGGCGCTCCGGGTGTCGGATAATAACTCATAAAGCATCCCTCCTATTGCATCCAGTGTACTGCATCAGCAAAAAACGAAGGACAACGAACGTCAAACGAAAGACAAAAAATCTTGCTTAAACTTGATTAGAGATTGCTTACTGTGAGCAAAAAAGAAAAGCGCCCACACGGAAAAATCCGCATGAGCGCTTAAAGAGTGCTTATCGAAGTATCAAATACCCTAAGAACAAAAGAATGCCCGCATTACGAATGCAAGCCTTTTGTGCGTGTTCAACTTTTGGAGAGAGAACAAATCCAATATTGATGGCCTGTAGAATAATTCCGAACAGTCCAAATGCCATTGCAACAAGTCGCATTATTTCGTTCCTTTCTGAAAAATCAAGAGATGAACCGCCCACAGGCAATACCGCTCTCTACAAGGCCGCAGCCTTTCAAATCATAAATCGTATGGCGTATAATGCAAAGACGCGTATACAGATAAAACCACGCCTATAAATGCACTATGCCAAAACGGAAGGACGGCTTTTAGAACGCTTGATGTCGCCCCAAAAATAATCAGAGCGAACAAAAACGCGGGACAAAAAGTGATATATTTTATTTGCCATAATTCATATAAAATCGTCTCCCGCATGGTACGCACTGTAAGTAGGCGGGCGGGAGACTGGTCGGCGCCTATCCGGCAACCGCTTTTTTCATTCCCAGATAAAGCACTGGGCTAGCTGGCAAATATCCACCCTGTTGTGCTTCTCCGAGAGGCCGGGAGGATTTGTTGAGATTATTATACCACAATTCGTGCAAAAAGAAAAGCGGCAAGCCCGAAAGCCTGCCGCTTCAATGCGTTTCGTGAGAAATCGCACCCAATTAAGAGTATGATATCACACATCCAGTATTTTATTAATAATTTTCAGCCTATTGCCGATTGATGTCCGACAATACGGCACACGCGCTGCAATATCAACTTGGCATAGCTGGTCAACGTACCGCAACCGGGCGATTTTCCGGTCATACCTCCCAAGCGGCGCACGTTTTATCACAGCTTTTATCTGTTCTGCATTAAGCCCTTGCAACGCCGGCGGAAAGACTATGCGAGCCGCCGCCACAGGCAGTGCCGAGCCAGAAAGGCTGCGGCAACTGTCCGGCGTTGCGCACCATATTGCCAAGCACAGCGAACCGGTGACATTTTGTCACCATTTTCGTGATGCCACGAAATTGCTCTTGTGCGGCGTACATTTTGTTGGTGTCAACAAAATGCTCGTATGTAGTGCTGCTCATGATGTTACTCCTTATTGTGAACAATGATATAACGAATTGCGGAAATTTTGACGATACAGCTATCGTCCGGGTTGTTTTGTTGCACACCGCTGAGCGCAACGTATTCGCCATCTAGCCACAAAATATTTCCTTCTAACCGCTTGAGCCATTTTCCGCTGCCATCGAAATCAGCGGCATGATCATCCAAGTCGATTTCGAGGTAAAAACCATCGTTCTGTTTTGCAAAGTATTTTTGCAGAATAGAAGTGATTTCTTTCGTACTCATGTTTTCGGAATCAGCAATGACTTTAATGTAGTGATAATGAAACATTTTTTGTCTCCTTACTCCTTACTATCCAAAACGGTTACTGCATACACGCGGAGGTTTTCCAACTTTTCGATAACAGCCTTATAAGTTGCTTCCGTTGCGATGTGTGCGATGCGCTCCAGCTCGTTGTTCTCTTTTGATGCAGCGATAATTTCATCCGCAGATACGTGTTTCATGGATTCAATCAAATCGAGCAAATCTTCGACATTTACTGCGTTCATATCATCGCTCCTTGTTTAGTGCCGCTTTCATGTAGCTCATAAATTACCCCTTGTTGATGGTAGGCTTCTTTTCTGCAAGTGCCTTTTTCATCATGCTGACGGCTTTTTCGATCACGCTGTCCAGCACTTCATCGGTGATGAAAGGCTTCAGCCAGTCCGGCAGAGCGCCGCGCAGCGCGGCAAAGACCTGTGCCTTTTTCTTTGCGCCCTGACCGCTGCCCATGATGCTGTCCTCGGCGATGGTCACGAGTTCCAGCGCCCAGTCCTTGACGTACTGCTTGTAACCCAGCCGGATGGCACCTACGGCCAGCGCGGCAAAGCCGATGAGCATTAGTACCAGTGCGATGGGTGCGGGGATAAAGTTAAACATTGCTTCCATGATTTGTTACTCCTTTCAGCAGGTAGTTGTTGATATCGGATTTGCTTTTTTGCATACCTTCGCGGTTGTTGCCGGACAGCTGCGAATCCAAAAGATTTTGTACGCCAACGAGTACGAGACGCATCTCTTCATCGAGGCCGTCAAAGCGGCGCAGGTCTCTTGCAAGGGCCTGTGCGTGCTGAAGCTGTCCCTGTTCCAGCACGCCAAGTCTTTTTTCGAGCGTATCCATTCGCTTGTTCTGCGCATCGTCGGGGGCCTGCGCCTTTTTGATGTATTTGTGGATGATGTCCAGCACCTTGTCGATGGTGATGGCCGCAGCGCACAGGCTGCCCAAGATGCCCAGCACCCACAGTAAAGCTTCTTTTTCGGTCATTTACCCTCCCGGAGACGGGTCAGGCCCTTCTTGCTGATGATACCCGCATAGTCCTTGTATGCGTGGGACATGTCCACGTTGGTGGTCACACCGGGTACACGGGCCTTGCTGGTATACTGCCACATGCCAAAGGGCCAGCCGGGAGCGGGCTTCTTCGTCCGGTAGGCAGCCAGCCACACGTCGTATGGCTTCAGGGCTGCGCCGCCCATGTCCAGGAAGGTGCTGCCGAACCACAGGCCGGTGTAGAGCAGAGCGTACATGCCCCAGCTTTCCACCGTGCCCAGCATGTAAGCTGTCAGGTCGGTCAGCGCATCCTTGCCCAGCGGCTTCTGCACTTCGTCCTCGATGTCCACGGCCACCGGCAGCTCAAAGCTCCGGCCGGTGAGCAGCTTCTTGAAGTACGCCAGCTCCCTGTCGGCCTGCTCCCGGTTGACCGCCTTGAAGTAGCCATACACGCCGCAGGGGATGCCCAGCCGCTTGCACTCGCTGTAATTGCGGGCAAAATGCGGGTCAGTGTAGGGCGCACTGGGCCTGCCCGCTGCGCTGTTGCCCATGGCGCGAATCATTACACCGTCCACTTTCCCGCTTGCCTTGACCTTCTCCCAGTCGATCGTGCCCTGATACCGGGACACATCCATGATTTCAGCCATAGCGTCCTCCTTACTGCGTAATTTCCTCAAAGCCGCTCTTGATAAGAATTGCCTTGACCTTCTCCTTCAGCAGGCGGGGGCAACGCTCGTACAGAGCTTTTGCGTCCTCCATAGTCTCAGCGGACATGATTTCCTGTGCCCATAACATTGCCATCATACGTACCATCCTTTCTAATTTTTGTGTGATTTTATGCATAAACAATCTCGCTCATTTCAAGCAAGCATTGCTTGAGCATCTTGTTTTCTTTTTGCAGTGCCGCCACCGTCTCCGGCAGCTTGTCCTTTGCTTCCTGCTTTTTGCGTTCTTCTTCCTGCGCGGCCAGCTCTTCGGCGGTGTAGCGGATGTACTTCTGGATGGGCACCTGTTCAACCCATTCCTCCTGTGCCTGAACGCCGGGACGGTCAACGACCTTCTGCACGTCCTTGCCACCGTTCGGATACTCGGTCACGGTCTCCCAGTGCCACTGTTCCTCCACGCCCTCTACGGCGGGGTGGGTGATCTCTTCGGTGCTGGCGGTCAGGTAGCCAAGGGTC